CTATATCTCCCTGACCGGCGTCTGCTCTTGAGTCCCTTTGATCAAACCAATGGCATGCACGCAATCAGACTTATTGACGTAAGCCTCCCCACTGGCAATCGTTTCATGATTCCCCGCCCGCAAACGCCAGCGCCATTGGCCCTTGCCGGTCTGTGAGGTGCCACGGGTTTGCCTGTAAATCTCAAAGTACATTGATCGCTCCTTGCGATGGCTGATTACGACAGATCAGAGACCTGCGAAACCAGAGTAGATGAGGAATTTTTGCGGCAACGTCTTTCAATGTCAGGGGATATTTCGAAGGAAAAACCTTGATTGCCGAAACGATCAATGAATACGGGGGACGGTAATTAGAACGACTGGGCGGAGTAACTTTTCCTGTGGGGGGACATATCTTTCTTACGCTGTTGTGCTGATTTTTCCGACACCAAAAACTTGGGGAAAAAGCGGGACGGACGCGAAAGTGGCCCGATGAAAAAAACTGCGCAAACGAAAAAGCCCCGTAGATTTTCATCTACGGGGCTTTTCTATGTATGGCGGAGAGATAGGGATTCGAACCCTAGGTACCGGTGAAGGTACAACGGATTTCGAATCCGTTTTCGCCCTCAATGATCATTGGCAGCACTTCCAGCGACCCCCTTCAGACCCTCACTTTCGACGCATACCGACACATCGTCACTCCACATCATTTGGGGGAATCGTTGCACCAAATTTCCCCCATCACTTACCGAGCCCATCATACGCCTGCTCGCAGGTCACTCCCCGGGCTCTGGCTTGGTCAGCAACTTCAGCCAATTCGCCCGCTCGCTGGTCAGCGCGCTTGAGCACGTCGGCAAGCACCATTGCGGTGCGGGTAGCTGCCTGGCTTGCGGCGGCAGTGCAGGAATTGCCGCTGGCTTGACTGGCTGCGAGGCGAGCGGCAAGGGCGTCGGCTGCCCCGCGCAGGCTGTCAGCAGAAGCGCGAGCAGCTGCAGCATCAGCAGTTGCTTGGTCAATGATCTGTTGGCCATCTTGAATCGCCTTGTTGATGGAGAGTTGACGGGTTTGCTCTTTGGCACGCTCGGCGGCCTCATTCAGCGCCTTTGCCTCTGCGTCTCGGGTATCTCGGGCATTCCAGTCGCCCTGCCATTTGGCATCTGTGACCGTCACGCCATGGTGATAGGCGCCGAACAGCGCGCCAACCACCAACGCCAGCGCGGCTATATAAGGAAGGATCCGCAGCCAGATGGAAGTCATGCCAGCACCTTCAGCGCGGTTTCGTAGAAGGCCTTGCGCTCAGCCAGGCCATTCAGGCCGCCATTGATGCGCCGGGTGACCAGTTCGAAATCCCCGACATCGGCCGGCGCGTTGATGTTTCGCGAGTTCCAGTACCACGCCGCCGACTTCGCCGCCCACTCGGCCTGCTCGAGCAGCTCAGGCGTACGCAGCAGTCGATCGTCACCGAATAGCGCCTTGCTGCACGCCAAGTAGTTGTCATGCCCGGTGATCTGAATCAGGCCGCGTCCGCGGTACTTCTGCCCGTCGCCGTCAGCCTCAGGCGTATTGCCCAGGCGCTTGGCCAGTGTGCCGGTGTCGTACTTGCTCAGGTACTGGTCACCGCCGAGCTCCTTCACCCAGTTGAACTGGCCAGACTCATGCCCGACCTGGGCAATAAACGCTGCCATCCGCAACCGGGTGTTGATCTGGTAGCGGTCCATCGCCAAATTCAACGCAGACGCAAAAACGCCGGCTTGTTTGCCGGCGTTCGGGAGGATCTGCAGCAGCTGCTGCGCGGTGATTGTCATGTGAATCTCCAGGGTTGCGTGACATCATAAACAAATATTGGCATCATCGCCGTCCTCAAAAAGGACTTATAATGCTCTACTCAAATATATGCACATCAGCGAAGCGCGAACTGACAACAGCAATATCAAAACCGGCTACATCTTTATTCTTGGCTTGGGCTATTTATACTTCCTATATTTTCCTTCATTCCGACTCGCTAGTCACGGACGAGCAAATATTCCTCGCAGTAGCTAGGCTTACAAGCTACTGGAGCTTTATAACAGAGCCAACATCTCAGCTATACGGATCGCTATATTGGATTCTGCTTAAGCTGAGTGGAGGAGCATTTATAGCAAGGCTGTTCACGCTAGCAATGTTTCTCGCAACGCCATACTTGGCAATCAAAACAATAAAGAGCCATACGCATAAGTCTATTGCGTTTTGTCTTTGGCTTACCATGCCGGCTGCATGGTGGGGCGGAAAGCTGGTAGCTCCAGAAATACCAGCAATGTTCCTTGTAGCGGTAGCGCTATATCTCTATGACCGCAAGCGCCTCGTAGGTGCAGCGATAGCGCTAGGCCTGGCTGTCGGAATCAAAATCACAGCTCTGCCAGCACTGGTTTTTTTCGCGCTAACGTTCGCCTTTTCAAGCAATCTCAGCACGGAGCAAAAAATTAGATCGATCCTGCCTATATCTGCGGCATTTATTGCGGCAGTATTCATCGCCTACCCCCCAATAATTCAAGCTCTTAAGACTATGTCCAGCTTGTCCGCAAATCCTGTGGGCGTGCCGCTTGCCGACGCAATTAACAAAACCCTGTTTCTTGATCGCTGGGAATGGGATATTGCTTACTCTGGAGGAATACTCAACTTCAGCCTAAAGTTTATTCCATTATGTTTGTTTTTTGTTTATCTGCTCATATCCAGCTGGCGACAAGCATTGTTATTTTCAGCAACGGCAGCAGCCTTTCTCGCCATGAACTCGATGAATGATAACGGCTACGGCTGGTACTGGTTTCCAATCATACCGATTGTTATTTCCCTAGCAGGGAAAGTTGCGGAAGATGGAAAAACAAAACATATCGAGTGCGTTATATTAATTTGCATCGCCTCAAACGCTTATCTGCAAGCACCATTGATAAGCGACTTCATTTATCAAAAGTCAGAACAAATTCGCATACTTGCAAACAGGGATAAAATCTTCGAATGCCTTAAAGCGAGAGCTTCAGAAATTGCGCCAGCATATGTTTTCAATAATGCTGACGTTAACCTAATATTCACTGATACCGAAAAAACAAAATTCTACAACATCCCTCACGACGCAGATGTAATTTTTTCATCATCAAGAAACCTAACCGCTGTGCGAGGCGAGTATTTCATGCCAGAAAGAAAATTCACTATCCATGCTATGTGTGACAGCATTTTGGTTCTATCCAGGAACAAATAGACACAATAGCGTACATGCTTATTTACGCCATTGTGCCAAATATCTCTGCACGAAAAGCCATACGAATTTTGTTTTATTACTGTGTTGGCGGTAGCGGCCAGTCTGGGTTAATTACGGTAACATCGACGCTTTTCAGCGCCCGGTAGTAACTTTGCCAAGCCCTGGCAACTACTGTTTCATCATCAGTGGCATCGCCAAGCTGAAGCGACACCAGAACTGGCGCCATGGCTTGTGACGCCTGATAGATTAGGACATTCTGATATGCAGTATTGGTGGCGGCTATCTCTTCCGGAGTCGGCGGAATTACCGGTGGCGGCGGAGGGGCGACGAGCTGGCCGTCTACATACAGCCAGCCCATTGTCGCAGTGTAAGACTCGATGACGATTTGCCCTTCTTCCGGCGCCCATCCCGGATTACCGTCCCAATCAATCATGTTGATGACAACGTTTGTCGCAAGGTCAACAACAGCATAAGTACCCATATCGGTCACCTTTCAATAGTTAGAAAGCCGGGAGCCCCGGCACCACCTGCACCAAACGTCCCGGATCCAGCTGTGTAGTAACCGCCACCCCCGCCACCTCCTGCTCCGAATCCATACGCAGCCGAACCAACATGACCAGCAGTTGTTCCATTTCTCCCGGATGGACCGCCTCCACCGAACGGTCCACTAGCGCCGCTACCTCCGCCGCCACCAGCAACGTTATTGGCAACATCATTGGCATCTCCGCCATTTGGATAACCTGCGCCGCCAAATGCACCAGGTGAGGTGCCGTTGATGTTAGTGCCTCCCGCACCTCCAGTCCCACCAGCAAGATTGAGAATTGAGCCGGAAGAGCCGACCTGAAGACTGCCGCCAGATCCGCCAGAGCCTTGACTGGTAGCGCCACCTGCCCCAGCTGAACCCATGGTGATTGAAATAACCTGACCAACCGTAAGACTTACGGGAACACGGATCACAGACTGCCCTGCTCCGCCGCCGCTACCACCTGACGCGCAACCGGAAGATCCGCTAGACCCTGCACCACCACCCCCACCAGGCGCCACCCCGCTGAGGTAGTAAGTTCCTGTGGCAGGCGCGGTAAAACTTCCGCTGGACGTAAATCTAGAAAGCACTCTAAGGACAGCGGCTCCAGTACAAAACAGCAGCACGTAGGATCCACCACCAACTGAGCTGTTCCACTGAATCCAGGCAATACCGTTGGCGACAATCTCCCCTCCCTGTAGAGCAGCATGAGAGACACCAACCAACGCAACAACACCTACGCCATCATTGATGGTGCAGGCGCCCGTATTAGCATTGGAAGCCTTGAAGCGGATCGGCGTAGCCTCACTTCGGGCGGTTATGGCCGGAACAAAATTGCACACGTAGGCATTCGCCGTCCCAGTGTCGGCGACGAACTCGCCCTGACTCGCAGCGTCACGAAGAGGTGCATCCAGTGGACCCATATCCAACCATGCCGAGTTTGCGCTATTGCGCTGCTTTAGGCGTCCGGTGCCAGTATCGCCCCACACCTGGCACGGAAAGGTAGGGCTTGGCGCCGAGGCTCCGCTGCTCTGCGAAGCCAACGCCTGAAGAGCAGAGTTCGCATCATTCCTGAACCCCAGGCCGGATGCATTATCCAGCGTCATATCATGTTGCGACATAAGTCAGTATCCCTTTGAAATGTAGTCAATCGAACAGCCTGACTTAGCAGTCCCGCTGGAGTTGCGAATGAAAACCGTGAAACCCGCGGCGGTCTTGCCGGACACATCGAAGTAATCGCCAGGCGAAAGGCTTTGCGCGGTCAGGCTGACCGCAGGAGAGGCATTGAACGGAGGTGTATAGGTGATGGTCAGGCCGCCAATCGGCACCGCAATATCGTTACCGCTCTCGATGCGATCTGGCATGTCGATCATGACTTCCAGCTTCGTGACGTCGATCCAGTTCGTAGTCAGCTGTACGGAGCCGCGCAACTGGAAGTCGAACTGACGAGCTCGGTAGTCACCGACGACAAACGGCTTCCATGCCGACCAAACCGCAGGCGATACGTCCGAGGTTCGAACCCACAGCGACAGCGATGCACCATTGGGCGGATCACCATCAATACTGATGACCGAATCGAAGTCTGCAATCGTGTCGATGTAGGTTCCATCGTCATAAAGCAAAGCCTCAACATCAGCAGTCAGCGTGCAGTCATAGATGTATCCGAGATCGGTTGGCGCGGAAAAACTGTACGTCGCCGAAAGCATTGACCCGCCGAACTTGTCGATCTCTCCAAGAAGTGCATCGATGTCTGGTACATCATCTATGTAGCCGGCGCCGGTCATCTTCAAGACTCCGCCTGACGCTGCCGCATTAACTGCGACACCCGTGAAGGATGGCGACTCGGCAAGTGTCACCAACACATTAGCCGGTAGTGGAACCTGCGCATCCGACCAGACTTCGGTGATCGGGCCGCCGATACCGGAGGAGTCAACAGCACGGGCCAGGTACTTACCAGGCAATAGCGCCACAACGGCCGACGTTGACCGGCCAGCCACTTCGGTCAATGGCAATGCCGCATCCCAGGCCGCAGAAGTGTTGCGCGCGTGCCGGACATTGATACTGCCCCCCAGCTTCACGTCCAGCTCAGGGACTGAGTCCCATGCCAGTGTCGCCACGCTGCTGATCACATCGAGTCGCAATCCGATCAATGCCGAAGGTGGCGCCAGGAGTGCCTGCGCGTTGTAGATCTGTATGGTTGAAGGCCCCGCCAGCCCGAGCACCGATTTCGGCGTAACCCGAACAGACCAAAGACCTGAGGATGCCGAATCGAAATCGATCGTTGGCGTCGAAATCTCCGCCACGTATTCCCAGTTCCCACCAGGCTTCATGACTTCAACCTGGTAGCGCATGGCGCGAGCCGGTTGCGTCCAGCTGACCGACAGGCGCGCCGCAGCCAACCCGGTCCCTGTGTCATATAGCGACTCGAGGAAGATCATCTGCCCAACGGTGTCAGGCTTGCCGAGGTTGATGGCGCTGATCGGATTGTCGACGTCTGGCGTGCCAAACTCGACTTCATTGAACTTGTCAGGATCAAACGCCACAGCATTGATGGCATAAGTTCCATCGTCGCCTTCGCTGATACCGACCACGCGGAACTTCTGCGTCTCCAGTGCTGCGGTCGAGAACGACCACGGCGCCGAGGCCAACGGAGCGGAAGCCAGTGGCGGAGACACTGTGATCGATGTCGCACCAGCCCCCACGGTGACAGTCGCAGTCGCATAGGAACCGTCCGCCATCACCACGCCCACCACTCCACTGCCGGCCAGGCCTATTGGTGCGTCCAAGAGCAGCGAAGAGGCTGTGCTGCCAGCCAGCAGTCGCCCCCCGTTTCTAGCACCGGCCCGATTGGCGTCGGCAATGTCGATGATATCGCCAGGATGCGGAATAGCGCCGTCGGCACCCACGGCAAACGTCACCGCCTCGCTTTCTGCATAGAGGAGCCAGCGCCCCAGACGACGAGCCTGGCCTCGGGAGGCACACCCTACGGCTACAACGTCGCTCTGCTGAATCCTCCCCCACTTCGCGATAAGCTCCGGACGTTCGACGATCTCGACCGTCTGCTTGTACTGCTGCAGTGGGTCGTTCCAGGTCACCGAGGCAACATTGAAGCGCTGATCAGAGGCGACCGACTGGTAGTTGAAATCCCCCCCAACGATGTTTGAGTTGTTGAACAGGTAGCGACTTGACCGAGGAGCATCCTGTACTGCCGTCAACGTACCGCCGGCCCAGAAACAGATCGCCCTGAACACCGACACCATGTCATTGACCAGCTTCCAGGCATCCTGCTGGGTAGTCAGCGCCAGGTTGCAGGTAAAGCGCGGCTCGTACCCACCGTAGCCGTCGGGAACAAAGGCATCGCAAAACTGGGCGATGCTATAAAGCGCGTACTTGTCGACCAGCGTCGAGTCAAGCAAGCCCCCCAACCCATAGCGGGTATTGGTGAGCATGTCGTACCAGATCCACGCTGGGTTGTCTGTCCAGGCGCGGATGAATGTGCCATTCCATGAGCCGGCATAGGCCCTGGTAGCTGCGTTGTAGTTGCTCGGGACCAGAACCTTGATGCCGCGGATCAGAAACGCAGCGCGTGGGATGCTGGAAAACTGCTGCGCATCGATCGAGATGGCCGCGATTGCGGTATTCGGATAACGAAGTTTTTCATCCCACAGCAAGGTCACGCTGTCGAAGAAGGTCCTATTTTGAATGGCCGAACTGCCCGAGTCAGGTGATAACCGGGTGAGCCTGACATATCGAGGAAGGCCGCCGGAGACCGGCAGCCGCACATAATACGAGAACTGGGTGCGGCTCATGGTCTTGCCGGTGATCGTCAGGTCACCGCACAGCTGATACCAGCCACCAGTACCGAGCTTCCCTTCGATTCGGAAGCTCGCGGTGGACCCAGTGGTGTCGCCGTTCGATAGGTTTTGCTCAGACAACTGCGGTGTGCTGACGGTGATACGCACAGCATCAACATCGGTATCAGTGATCGCGCGCTCGATCGCAATCAGCGAACGCATCTCCACGCCAACGGACTGCTCAGCCTCCAAGCTGGTGATCGGCATGTACGACTGCCATTGAGTGCCTGGACGCCAGTCGAACTCGAACCCGGGGAAGTTGATGGTGCCGTCTGGGTTCTGGAGGGGCACATCATCGAAGAAGACCCCTTGGAAAAGCCCCTCGATTCCATCGATCTCCCCTTCCGATATCGCATGCATCACCTTTACATGTTGACGCGAGCGCAGGCTGTCAGGCGCCTCCACTGGAGTGCGCGCGGAGCTGCCACCACTGCCGCCACCCTTTCCGCCACCCTTTCGACCAACAATTATTTCGCTCATGCGGGGATCGCCTCTGCCCATGTGCCGACGGCTACAACGCTGGAGCCAACCAGCATCCGCCCATAAACAACAGGCACTGGGAGGCCTTGTTGCGTCGAGTTGAACGCGCCATTGAATAGGTAGCTGGGCTTGTTCTCGCTGCTTGCCTGCTCTTGCTGGCTAGCTGCTTTGGGCACAGGCGATAGCATCTGCACGACGCCGCCGAGAGTCATGGCGATACCGACTGGCATCAGCGCCTGGAAGCCAGGAATGAATGAGGCAACGATCAGTACGACGCCCAAGATGGTTTGAAATAGGCCGCTGTTCTTGCTGCCGGATATGACCGGGACGATACGGATCTCGGTCGTCCCGCTCATGGTGAACCTGTCTTCGCCGACATTTTCACGGTTGCGGAAAATGGCATATCGCTGGCCTTTCCGAGCCGAGTCGCGGATGAAGCCTTCGAACCCAGGGACGGTATGCTTGAGCGCGCCGAAAGCTTCTTTGGCCGTGCCTGTTTCGAGCTTCTTGAAGTGCTCCCGGCCGCATGCCTTCGCGAGACTTCCAGAGAGTAGAATTCTGGTCATGCCATTGTCGGTAACGGCGCTCATACTTTTCTCCGGACAATAAAAAACCGCCCGTAGGCGGCTCTGGTGATCTGTTATTTGCTATAGGCTGGTTGGCCGGACGTCTAACCCTGCTTCGGGGGCCGAGAAGACGCGGAAGTATTTCTCTTGGCCTCGCTTCAGTACCGTCTCTGCCTCGGTACGTTTCTCATTCAAAGGCCCGCAAAGGCCTCCTCCCTCTAGCGCGGCGCCTACAACCCATTCCCCTGGAGGAAGTATAAAAGTCGCCTTTTCCTCAGGGGCGAGCTTCGCCGCCCGCTCACCATTGAGGAAGATGGTGGCGTAGCAGCCACTGCCCATAAAGCCGCTATCTCGGATAACTGTCAGCACCCCTGAGCCCTCCAGTGCAACTTGATAAGCAAGCACGCGATCGGCCGGTGCTTTTTTAGCTTGCGCTGAAGGAACTGGCGAAGTTGCGCACCCCGCCAGTGCGACCGCGGCGAGGACGGTGAGAGCTGCGCGCATAGTGATTCTCCAAGGATTTTGCTGACTCTACCAAGGAAGGTGCGCATGAATACAGGGCCTATCGCGTGTATCGCATGATGTGCGTCGTGCATTCACGGTACGCGCGACCGTAGACCTCGCGGCAGCTCAGGCGCCCATAGAGATGGTGCAGCAGGACATCGCCCTCCAGCCAGATAGCGCCGTGGCACGGCGTCGGACTACCGATCGCCATGACGATCAAGTCGCCCTGCTCGGGCGTATCGACCGGGACGAATCCAGTCTTGGCGAAGTTATCGACGTACAGGTTCTCGCCGTTATGCCACCAGTCATCCTTGCGGTGGAAGTCCGGCAAGGTGATGCTGAGTTCCTGCCGGTAGTAATCACGCACCAGGGTGTAGCAGTCGATGACACCGTGGACGAACACGCGGCCTTCCAGCGGTAGCTCACCGGCGGCCGGCATTTCGTGCCAGGTTGCAGCGCCATCCTTCAAACCGACAATCCACCATGTCATGCGACTGGCGGCGTGGCTGGCGATATCGTGCAGGCTTGGCTCCGGTCCGGCGTCAGGGTGTGAATGCACCACCACGACGATGTCGCCCATGTCCTCTGCAGCGGCGTAGTCCTCTGGATGTAGTATGAAATGGTCAGGCTCTTCAGACTGATTGCGGCACGGGACATAGACAGGCTTGCCGCGCACGCTGACGACCAGACCGACGGATTCGCGAGGATAGTCAGCCTTGGCGTGCGCCTCAGCGTCAGTCCGGCACTTGTTGAGTAGTATGCTCATAGTCAGAGTCTCGGAACGCGGGCAATGCCTGGGAAGCCGCCAAAGGGCAGTTCGCCAAACTCACCGAAACGCAACTTGCAGCCCCTCAAGGTTCGGCTGCACTGATCCCTTGCCGGATCGCTCGTTGGGTTATTGGCATAGTCAGCCACTGGCCCGCCGGCATAGCCGCACTCGCCTGAACGGTAAGCCCACAGGCATGTGCCAGCAACTACTTGGCGGCGGGGTAGCTTGACGCCTTGAAGGTCGAGCGGAGAGCCAAGTTCAAACTCGATTGCGGCCGGCGTTTCGTTGGCCTTGCGCGTGATGATCCACGTTTCAACTGGGTATTCCTCGGATGGGTTGGCTGTTGGATTCCCAGCAGTAAAGTTCACTGCGTCCAGGTACTTGACCAGCGTCCGTCGGCGTTTCAGCTTCGCAGCGAGTAAATCTTCGTACTGTCGGCACAGCGCCGAGATGGTGCCGCCGAAGTTACCGACCTGCAGCTTTGGTCGGGCCGGAGATCCTTGGCTTGGCGTGGCGAACTCGATGGCATTGATCGGCCAAGGCGTGTAAGTGTTGCCCTGCCAGACGACTGAGCCTAGATTTTCATTGATGCCGGAATGAAAGCGGATTGTCTGGTCGGACAGGACCAGTTCAAAGCCCTCCCAGATCGACATGCCGTTGGCGAGCGCGAGTTGACCTTGCAGCTCACTCATTCGAACACCTCCTCAAAGGTCGCAGATAGACCATCCACGCCACGCGCTATGTCGGTTCTGGTCCACTCACGGCAAACGAACACCCCGATTGTTTGACCGGGGTGCGTGTAGTTGAAGGCCTCGATGGCACCTCTGGCTGCGAGAAAGGCATCGATCAGATCAATCTCCGCCTTAGTACGCTTGAACGTCAGCGAGTACTTGCGCGGCTGCCGGTTGATCCCGGTTCCCTGCCGCTGCTCATACCCATCACCGAACTTGATCGCCTTGACCGTCGGGGTGATCACTCGGGAGGCGTCGTATGTTGGAACCCATGTGAATGCCAGCATGCTGCCTCCTTAGGTGAGTTGCCCGCCGTTACGGCGCGCGAGTGCGATTTCCTGACGGCAAACCACCTTGATCGCTTCGGCCAGGCGCGCTGGATCAGGTGAAGCGCCACCACCTTCGGAGGCATCCACTGTCACGCTGACATTGACCGTGCTGGAGTTGGCCCCGCCGCGAACGCCGAGACGGCCTTGTGAGTCGCGAGCCAGAGGCACAATCGCCTCCGGGCCAGCCTCACCCATTACCCCGGTTTTGCCGTTGGCCATACCGAAAGCAGTCGGTGTACTGACCACACTGTCGGAGAACGCCCCGCCATTGGCGAACAGCTGTACGCCGCCGGACCAGGCTCCGCCCTTCGCCTGCGGGAAGTAGGTCGACGAGTAGCCGGCCTGTGATGCGCCAACGTTCGACGAGGTCGCCCCGGCAGAGCCAGAGGCAAGACCATTGCCGCCACCGAAGTAGGTGCCAGCCACATTGGCAGCCAGGCCGAACAGGCCACTCAGTGCAGAGGAGCTGGCCTGCCGAGCAGCAATCCGCGCCATATCAGCCAGAATCGACTTGGCCAAGTCTGAGAACGAAGCCTTGCCGGTCGTGACGAATCGCGTAAAGGCGTCCTCAGCCGAGCTGAACGCGTTGGTGAACAGGCTTTTCGTCTGCCCAGCCACGTCGCGCGTCGACTCCAGGTAGTTCTCCCAGGCTGACGATGCGCCAGCGCTCCAGCTGCCTTGTGCCGAGGTCATGTCGTCATAGTTGGCGACCACCACGTTGCGCAGCTCCTGCTGACTCTGTGCGACGGCCTTGAGCTTGGCGTTGTACTCGTCGAGGCTCATGCCGCGCGAGCCGTCACCGTACTGGTTGGCCAGGTCGATGCGCTGAGCATTGGCCTTGTCGTCGATGCTGTTGAATTGCCCGGACAGCGCTTTCTGCCGATCACCCTGGCCGAGTCCTGCTGCGTCTCGCTGGCCCTGGTTGCGCAGAGTGACGACCTGCTGCTGCAAGGCATCGGTGTAGGTCTTGATCGCCAGAGCCTGCTTCTTCAGCCGGCCTTCCTCGTTGGTGGCGAGGACTTCAAGCTGGCTGTCGGCATCCTTCTGCGCCTTAACCATGTTGGTGCGGGCGTCGGCGATCTTCTGGTCCAGCTCGATGCGCTGCTGGCCAGTTGTGCCGGCCTTGCCCTTGACGGCTTCCAGCGCCGCAATCTCAGCCTGGTAGGCGCCGGTGACCTCTTCACGCTCGGCCCTGATCAGCGCAGTACGCTGGTCGAGATAGACCTGCTGCGTGATCAGACCAGCCTTCTGCTGAGCTTCAAGCTCTTTCTCGGAGTTCGAGTAGGTGGCCTGCAGCTCCTTGATCGCGTTCTGGGCATCGTTGTAACCGGTCAGGTTGAGCTGATTGGCTTTCCCGGCCGGGTCCTTGTTCTTGTCCTTGATGTTCTGGATGTTCTTCGCGACAACGGCAGCCTGAACCAATGGGTCGTCAGGGTTGGCCGCGCGAAGCTTCTCGACGTCACGCTGGTATTCCTTGATCAGCTTGTTACGCTTTTCCTCATTGCTTAGGTTGGCGTCACTAAGCGCCTTGAGTTTGCCAGCCGCCTCAATCCCTTCCTGCTGGACCTGAACCCGATTACCGATGAACTTGGTCCTCGACTTCTCAGCTTCTATCTGAAGTTCAAGGTAGTCGAGATCCTTTTTATCCTGCTCGGTACTGCGGGTATCCAGCCCCAATGCCATGGCGCGCCCGCCACGGCCTTGATTCGATTTCAGGCGCTGACGAATTTCTTCCGCCTGCTGCTCCAGTGTCTGGGTCCGGCCGACATTGAGCGTGGCATCCAGCGCGCCAGCCGCGGCAGATTTGATTCCTTTCCAAGCGCTTTCGATCAGGCCCAGATTCTGGGTGATCTCACCAGTTCTGGAGTTGATGGTCGATGCATAGGTGTCGGTCAGCAGCCTGGCAGCGCCGATGGTGTCGCCCTGCTCCTTCAGCGCAACGATCTGCGAGTAGACAGCTGCCGTCAGGAAGCCGTACTGGTCGTTGAGTTCCTTCGCGGCTGCAACCGGGTCCTTGGCGATCTTCGCGAACTCAGCAATGGTTTCGTCAATCGCCTTGCCGGTGGTTTTCTCCATCTCCAGCGCAGCCGTTGCGATCTCGCCAAAGCTTTCGCCAGCAATCTTGCTATTGCCCGCCAGCTTGGCCAGAACCTCGGCAGCAGCACCGGTGGTGCCAACTGTCGCACTGACTTGGCCGGCCAGAGTTGCCAGCTGATCAGCACTGGTTCCGGCCGCATTGCCAGTGAGGATCAGCGAATTGTTGTAGGCCGTGGTTTCCTGAGCGCCCTTGTAATAGGCAACACCCAATAACGCAGCCGCAGCCGCAGCCGCGGTGAATGGATTGACCAGCCCGGCGACATAGCCGCCCAATGCCCGCGCAGCAGGACCAACCCCGCCGAACATGTCCTTGAGTTGTCCGCCTTGCTGCAAGAGCACTTGAAGTGGGGATTGCCCACCTTGAAGGCTGGTCACGATGTCAGTGACCTGAGCGGGAACACCGCGCAAGGCAGCAGCTGTTTGCTTGGCGGAGATGCCGGCCGCTTCGGTCTGCTTGTACAGCTTCGAGGTGGCAGCTTCAGCCGCCTTCGTCTCTGCCGCCATCGCCTTGATTGACGTGCCAGCCTGCTTGCTCTGCCCGGTCAGGCCTTCCGTGGCTTTTTCAGCCTTCGCGCCAGCCTGAGCCAGACCATCCAGTTCGGTGGAGGCCTTAGCTACGTCACCGGTCTCTACCTTGATCCCAAGGCTGGCGATGTCTTGTGTCATGCCACTCTCCTGACAATAAATTCACTACGCCTCAGCCATGACAGCGAGCGCTTCGGCCTCCATTACTTGAAGGTCAGGAAATAGTTCGGGGATTCGCCGCTTCTTGATGCCGATGTAACTGGCTACGTCACGAATAGACGTGTAGTCGAGCCCGGTCGCGCCGCCGGCACCGGTGCGCCACTGAGTGCCCAGCGCATTGAACAGGCGGAAGACTGGCCAGTTGTCTGGCCAGATCTCCACGTCATCCTCTTCAATGTCGGCCAGCGTAAGGCCCAGCTTTGCCATGTCCTCGGCGGTGGCACGCGGCTCATACATCGCGCGTGCCGCGGCAATCAGTTTCCCCGGCGGGCTACCGCGTAGGCAGCCTGATAGGCATCCAGAACAGCAGCCGGAGCGCCGACGCAAGTGGTAACCAACTCGGTGATCGCCTCTTCGGTGAAGGCATCTTCGAAGCTCCAGCCGACAACGACTTCCTTGAGTTGCCCCACTTCCAGAGCGATCTGACCTGCGGTTGCGTCCTCCCACGTTGCGCCATCCTTGATCGACTCCTGGATCAAGGCATCGCGCTCAGCGTTCCACTTGTCGTAGTACTTCGACAGCTCCTTGCGGTCGCGGTACTTGAACTCGAATTCGACCTTGACCGGGTCGAGGCCGACACGCGGAATCTCGACTTCAGCCTTGAACGTGGCGTTCTGGGCAATCTTGAAACTGGCCATGGGGCTTCCTTACGACGTGTAGCGAGTGGCGGTGGCTTGCAGCGCCATGGAAACAACCTTGGTCATCACGTTGTTACGGGAGATCGAAGGCTGCTGCGAGAACGAGGTGAAGACGCCGTAGTACAGCTTGTCGGTGCCTGGCAGGTTCATGCGTGCGGCCTGGATAGTCCTGGCCGTGTCGGCCGCAGTGACGACCGGTACATATGGCAGGGCCGGGTCATCCGCAACGGTGATGGTCATGCTGGCGGCAGACTTGTCGGTCGGAATCTGGAAGCCTTGCTGCGCTTCGAGGAAGGCGACATCTGCGTAGTTCTGTTCGCCGCCGGCCGACGCGAAGTCGGTGATTTGCGGGATCTGCACCCAGGTCAGCACCTTCTTCAGGCTGCCAACACCAGAGCCAGCCGGGTACACGGTAGTATCTGTGGTATCGATCGCTTCCAGGGTGATCGCGGTGGCAGTTGCCGCCTTGACGCGGGCGACCTTGTTGTTCAGCGCGGTCCAGCCGGACGCTACCAGCAGGATATCGCCCACCGCCAGCGTGGCGCCGGTCACGGTGCAGATGGCTTCAGAGGCGTTGGAGATCGCCGAGAACGCGAGTGGTGCGGCGTAGGTGGCAGCGTGTTCGAACGTCGCACCGTTTGGCAATTTTACGGCCATGGGTATTCCTCTATGCAGAAATGACAAAACCCGCTCGATGGCGGGTTCTGGGTTTGCCCAATGGGCGGATTAGGAAGTGGTGTCGGCTCTGTACGTGAAGGACAGCGGCAGCGTGGTGGTCGTGTCGCTCTGCTGGGCCGAGGCGGTTGCCATCGGCGAGCGGACGTAGACGGTGAAAGTCGTTTTGGTCATGGCCAGGTTGTTCGGGAACAGTGCGGCGATCTCGTCGGCGATCGACTCAGCGGCGCCTCGGCCGATCCCGGCCTTGGTCACGACACTGACCTGAAAGACGCCACGGTAAGCCGTGTGCTTGCCTTCAAGGTCTTCGCTGGTCGTGTTGGCCGGCAGCAGGAAGGCGCGCAGATAGGGCGAGCCGTCCGTTGGCGGTGTGAAGGCGACGTCTTCATAGGCAATCGGTAATGCCGGCACCCTGGCTGTGGCCCACGTCTTCAGGCGGCCTTCAAACAGGCTGCGGATGATTCGGTCACTCATGATGGAAGCTCCGAGACTGCTTTATCGACGAAGGTCTGGAACTCAACCACGGACACCCGGACCATTCCCGCCGGGGCTTGGCTTGACCAGCTTTCGTATTCCAACCGGTGTCCGTATGGAAGATTGTTCATCATCCAGATTGAGCCGACTTCACTGGTGAAGCCCTGAATAACACCCAAGGCCTCCCCTTTTGATTCGCGCCCGGTCGGGTCTATGCGCTCGAGCGTGCCAGTCTTGGCCACGTCAAACGACACTTGCCAGTTGCCCCGGAAGCGCCCGCCGACGTAATCGCCGCCGGCGACCAAGTCCATGCCGTCCTTGATCAGTCGCCCGGGCTTCATCCGTCCATTCTTGGTGAGGTTCGTCGGATCGTTGCGCAGCTCGGCATTCAGCCGGGACACTTCATTGTTGTACTGGGTCGCCGTTGCGTTGGCCGCCCATAGCTCAGGGTTGCCAACCGGGGATCGATCCACCACAGCGCCCAGCAGATCGATCGCGACCTTCTTGATGACGGTCTCAGCATTGGCTTCGGCCTTCGCCGCGAACGCCTTCAGGTCCAGGGAGAAGCTCATTTGCTGGCCTTTTGGGTTGTGTCATTTGGAAGACAGGGCGAATCAGCCTCGTCAATACACAAAGCTTCCTTTCGCCACCATGTAGGCGCCATCCCAGAAGAACGTGACGAGCAACGTCGTATTGGCTGCGACCGACGTCGGCGCGCCACTTGGGAATTGCGCTGTCGGCCACTTGAACACGGACGTCCACCCGGATAGAGCCCGAGGGGATGCGCCAGCCTGGAGCCGCAACGAATACCCGTCCCTCGGCAGTGTTGATGCCGGCGGAAAAATACCGATAGCCGTCATGTCGCCAGTCATTGGGACGGATATTGCCCTAAGCCCACCCGAGTAGTTGGCATTGAATGAGGCGGCAAATGTCCTCGGCACTTCATTGGGTGCTGAAGCCTCCGTCACCCCCATCAGTTGCAGGGTTCCCGAGCTATCGATTACCCGGTACTTGATGAACTGACCAGCACCGCGAAACTCTGTGCCGCCGGAGATGCTGACGATCGAGAAGTTCTCGGCCAGCCAGACGGTAAATTCCTGACCGACGCTGCCGCCAGTCACACCCGTGATAAAGCGGGCATCGGTGTTGACCGTCTTATAGACTTTCGCGCGTCCGGCAATGCTGAACGTGGACGCGGTTTGCAGGATGGTAGCGATCCCAGTTTCCAGCCCGACAGCGGTGCCGTACACCACCAGCTCGGACGAGATCTCGAAGTCTTGGACCGCAAGACCGCCCTGCTGCAGGCTTCCGACGATGTCGGCGGTGATGTTGAAGTTGGTATACAGGGTTCCGTTGACCGTGCCCGCCGTACCGTTTCCACCGGTAGAACCCCTAACTCTAACGCCTTTACCGCTGGCGATCCGTAGACCGTTCCAGCCGCTGTCAGCAAATCTGGTTTCGATTGCTATGGCCTCAGACAGGATGCGCGTCTGCCCTGCGGCAGCCGATCCTGCCAGCGGCAGGGTTTCCAGCGACACTTCGTCACCGACCATGATGCTGTGGCGCCCGGCGCCGCTAAAGTCCCCGCCGATGAAGCGGATGTTTTTCGCCGGCTGCACGTTGTTGGCGTTCGTCGTGCTCCAGCCGTCGCGGCTGTACACTCGCCCGCCGTATTGGGTGCAACGCTGGCCCAGGACGCAGTTGAAGAAGGTGACGTTCTGTGCCCGGTTGTAGATCGAGGCGCTTTCGATGTTGTCGGAAACCGCGACGTAGGCCTGAACCGATATGTCGTGGGCGATCGCGTTGGTCACCCAGACGTTTTTGCACTTGATCGCCACCCCGTTTGGGCCGCCATGCATTTCAGGGCGATCAATCCAGACGTTGCCGCCAGTGGCTCCCATATTGTCCGAGTTGTATTGCTCGAACAGGTAGTTGTGGTTTCCGGCATTAGTCACCAGGTTGCGCAGGATGATTCCATTCATGCTCGGGCCGATAGACTGCACGGCGTTCCCGGTCGGGTTGTTTACCCCGATGTCCTCGACCATCAGCGACTCGCCACCACCACAATCGAGCAAGCCATTGATCACGCTGCCGCCGGTGAACGTACCGCCGCCCGAACCATCCATGACGAACTCAGGGCGCACGCCGTGCAGCCGGCAGCGCTTGGGTGGCTTGAACCCAGTCGACGGGTTGACCTTATAGCGACCCGGCGGAAGATATACGTTGCCGGTGATGGTCAGCAGGTTGATCAGCGCCGTAGTGCAATCCACTGCCCCCGTCGGGTCGATGCCAGCCCGCACCGCATTGGCGCCAGGCAGATCGTTTTGTTGCGCGTAGAGCCCATCAGCAAAGATTTTGCTCAGCCCGGGCGCATCAAGAATACTCATGGGTCACCCTATACGATTGTGATGGCTGGCTGAGCGATGACGGCGCCGCTTGCATCGCGGGTTACCGCTGGCTGCGTGATGAGCTTGGCGGGGGTGCTGGCATAGGTGGCGTGCCATGCGTCAATGGCGCCGGGGAAGGCGGTGCTGGCGACGTCGGTCGTGAACACGCCAGCAGTTCCGTCAGGCCAAACGATATCGGCCGTGACAATCGCGCCGTTCGCGTCACGAGTGACCGTCACGGCTCGGAAAGCTTGCGTATAGGCCCAGGCCGACAGGTTGGAAGTCGCATTGCCCGCAACGAACTGCGCCACGGCATTTGCCTCGACTGCGAAGTCAGGCAACGCTGCGACAAATGCATCCATTTTCGACGTAAAGTCCGCCGGAGCTTCTGCTCGGGCCGGCGGAGCTGGAAGAGGCGCGATCGTTGGAGCACTCATCAGCGCCTCCCTTGAATTTCGTAGATGATCGGAATGCCAGCCGGGCTCACTTCCTTGACGTTCATCACGGTCAGCGTCGAATACGGCCTGGTGAAGTAGTCGTAGATGTTGGGCGCTTCAATTTCACAGATGACTTTGCTTAGCAGTGCAGGCGCGACCAGCCCTTGAGCTGGGATCTTGACCTTTTTGTCGCCCTGCTTGATCAGGCTGTTGTTCTGGAACTCCTGCCCCGTGAAGTCGCTCACGATGCAGCTGGCAATCTGTTCGGTGACCGTGCCCGGAGTCGTGGATCCGGTATCGGGATCGTAGGCATCATCGGCGGCGGACCTCAGCACAGCTGGCTGACCGAACTCCTCGATCATCTCCAGCGCCATATCTGCCATTTCGTTGTAAAAGGCCATTAGGACCTCCGCAAGCTGATCTGGCTGGACGATTCAAGGAGCCCGGCGAACTGGGCGTAGGACTGGCGAATCGCGGCGGCCTTGGCGATATTCGGCGCTGCGGTCGCGTATTGGCGCTCTACCGCACCCACTACCACGTCCTTGACGACGGCGCCCTTCTTCAGCTCAGGCGGCGCCAGATCATCAGCATGGATCTCGGTGGCCAAGGCCATCTGCCCGGCTTTAATCTGCGCCGGAATCGCATTGGACGGCAGCAGCCACTTGTTCAGGCTGACTTCATACCGAGGCCACGCCAGCGTCTGGATCGGGCTCACCGTGTGACCCTTCCATGGCTTCGCGCTCATCTCAAGCGCGGCGCGGCGCAGCAAGGCTTCCTGCGAAGGCGTATCAGCCGGAATCACCCGACTGAAGTTCGTGGCATAGGCGACCAGTTCGGCAGCCGTGGCAAAACTCTCGGCACCTGGAACGATCAAACCGGTTTCGATGACGAGAGCCATGGGTTACTCCGCTGCGTCGAGCAGTGCTTGCAGTTCTTCCTGAGTCGCACCGTCTTCGAAGGTGATGCCCTTCTCGGTCAATGCGGCCTTGAGTGCCAAAACAGCTTCGGCGGCATCATGAGCATCCAGCTGCGCCTGCAATGCGTCTCTCGATGCATTGCCTTTGAATTCGATGTTCAGCTCGGTCAGCTTGGCCTTGAGTTCAGCTGCGGTCAGCTTGGCCTTGCCGTCAGACGAATCATCCGTCAGCAACTTATGGATCTCAGGGTCGAAGTCGAAATCGTTGATCTCGACGAAATCACCTTGGTCTTTGCCCCAAGGCTGTACTTGAATGATCGGCATGTCTTTCTCCACTGAAGGCCCGGAGCCGAAGCCCCGGGCTTTCCGATTAGCCCAGCAGGATGCCCGAGTGGCGAGGAGCGATCATTTTCACGCCCCAAGCCAGGTTGATCTCGTAGCGCACTTGGCGTTTCTGCTTGTAGATCGCGAACTCGTAGGTCAGGCCCGACACAGGGTCGGTCACCAACATCACGTCGTCTGCAGCGTCGCCGCCGTCTGGCATCGCAGGAGCGCGGGTTGCCAGCTGGATGGCCGAGCGGTGGAAGAACATGTTGCGGGTGGCGGCAGCAACCACGGTGATCGCCTTGGCGGCAGCGCTCATTGCAACGCGCAGGCCAGGCTCGGCAATGGTGATGGTGCCTCCGTTGGAGACGTCGGTGTCACCAGAGGCGACCACGTACTTGTTGGTGTCGCCCGCGAAGGTGATGATGTCGCCAGCGATGATGGTGCCAGTACCTGCCGAGGCCAAAGTGATGACGGTCGCGCCAACGGCGTAACCGGCAGCGTTGGTGGTGGCAGAAGCGCCAGTACCCACAGCAACGCCTTCACGCACCTGCGCCGAGTTGTGCAGCAGCATGCCCTGGTATTCACCCAGAGCACCCTGACGCAACAGGGCTTCGGACTGAGCGCCGCCGGTGTTGGTCTGGAACAGGGTGGACATCTTGCCGCGGATGTTCGCAACAGCTGCGCCGCCGAGGACCATGTGCATATCGCTCTGCGGAGCACCGTTGTCGTCCAGGATCTTGCGAGCCAGGGAGAAGTCGGTCAGGTCGCCAGCGGTGCCGAACGGAGTGGTGCCGGCGGTGCCATAGGCACGCGAGGTGTTGATGTGTAGCGCAGCGAGGTCGCCTTCGACTTCGTTGGTCAGCGTGCGGATGGCCTGGGCAATACGCTGGGCGTTGATGTCACCCAGGGTGCCGGCGTTACGCAGGCCCAGAGTCTCCTCACCAGTGATGCCGAACGGAACCGACCGCGCCTTGCTGATGGTCATCTGCACGTTGCCGATGGTCTGGTTCGGGGTATCGGCAGCGTAAGCCGCAGGAACCAGGTCTTCAGCAGCCATTGCGCCAACCACTGGCGAAACGACGGCTTGGCCGACAGCTGCACGCTCTGCAGTCGAGTCGCGGGATACGGCCGGGATGAAGCCGACCAGCTCGCGGGATACAACGTCCATCGCTTCCTGAATGGAAGGGATCAGACTGGTAAGGGTCAAAGTGCCCATGCGGTACTACCTCTTAATCGACAATCTTGATTTTTGCCTGGATCGCCGCTCGCTGATCGAGGGGGCTCAAGGCTTCGTATTGGGTTCGTTTCATGGTCTTGGCGCCGGGGTTCGTGTTGCTGTGTTGCGCACCACCGCCATTGGCGTTGGCTGGGAACCAGTGCGGAGCCTTTTCTTTCATGTCGCTGAACCACTCCTTGAGCGTCAGCGGCTTGCCGTCCTTGCCGAATGCGTCTTCTACGGCGACAGGGTTGCCCTCGTCGTCGAGCTTGAAGGTCGCACTGGCACGGAGCAGCGCGTCATCGATTGCGTACTGGTGGAGGCCAGCAGCGGTAGCTTCTGCACGAATGCCGTTTTCAAGGACTCGGCGACTGAACTTGTCAGCCCGGGTCTCGGCAGCTTCGCGTGCGGCACGTTCTTTGGCGGTTTCCTGCTCGAAGCCTGCCTTCATGCGCGTGGTGCGCTTGTCCAGCACTTCGTCCAGTTTCCCGGCAGCGATCAGGCCAGCTTCTTCGTCATTGGCGAACTTCGACAGGATCCCTCGGACAGCTTCTGGATCGATGCCGTCAAAGGTCTTGAGTTGGTCGCCGGCGGTTTTCAGCTTGCCCAGCAGTTCGGAGTTCTTGGTCTTCAGACCGTTTACAGCTTCACCAACGCGAGCGTCGATGATTGCCTGAAGCTCTGGAGTGATCTCCGGTGCTTGACCGCCACCACCGCCGTTGCCGCCTTCACTGCCGCCTTCTTCCGCCATCAGCGGATACCACTTGCCGAAAATAAACATCTGCTAACCCCTAGGGTCTGTTGGCCGCCTGGCGGCAATAAAAAGCCCCGTCATTGACGAGGCCTGTGTGAATCGCGGGCATAAAAAAGCCCCAGCGGATGCCAGGGCTGTTTGAATTCGTTTCGTGACGCTACAGCGTGACGCGCTCGCCTTTGAGTAGGCACCCAACGCAAAGCAGAACCTTCGTCCCGCCAGTTGGCTTGCCGTTCTTCATCAGGACGCCGATCTTGCTTTCAATGACCTCGCGCCCGCCGCAGCGATGGCACTGAGCCATTGCCTCAGGCTTCGGCATGGCACGCACACGACGGCGCACCTGCTCGGCCGGGGTATCCGGTGGAGCGGTGCCGTCGATTACGTGGAAGCGGGGCTTGTCGGTCATGCTGCGATCTTAGCAAATGCTGCTGCATCACGCTGCTTCATGGCGTCTAACGTAAGCCATTCCCCCGTAGGCGAATAGAAGTCCTCCAGGTCCAGCTTGCCATCCTTCAGCAGCTGATAGCGCGCCGGGCCGAGCACCTCGATCTTGCGGGCGTCCGACTGGCGGTTGAGCCATTCGCTGTAGGTGGTGTTCGCCGGGACCTGGCCGTCCATGCTGGCGCGCTGGGCTGGGGTCATCTCGTTGATGTTCATGCCCAACTCTTTCCAACTCTTGGTTACCGCCGCCGACGTCGACCGGCAGCACCAGTGGATCTTGCCCGGTCCTTGCAGCCAAGGCACCTTGTGACCGATCGGCTTATGCGTATTGACGGTGTACTGAAGCTGGTCGCGGATGCGGCACATCGGCGATGTCTTGTTGTCGAGCGTGGACACCCAGCGCTCGGCCTTGAGGATCTCGTCGTTGGCCTTGTTGAACTCATCCCGCGCAGTCGCCGCAGTATGGCTCACAGCCGTCCTGACGACCGCCGCAAGGTCTTTGCGGGGACGCTCAAGGAACCCATCAGCGTATCCCGTAGCCCGAGAGCCACGAATGCTGCGGATGATCTGGTCGGTTGTCTTGCCTTCTAGGTAGCCGGTGCGGATGGCGTTGCGGACCTTGACCATCCGGTCGGCGGCGATCTCTTCACCCCAGTTGCGCAGCAAGCGGCCTTGGAATGGGCGGGAAAGCGCCGCTGCATAGGCCTGATCGGCGCTGACACTGGCAATCGGGAAGCGGACCAGCACCGGCTCGGGAATGGCCTTCTCGAACAGCGCCTGCTGCCAGCTCACCTCGTAGCCTGCCAACTCCTTCAGGTCATCCTGTAGCGCTTGGGCCACAGAGGCATAGGCCTGACTGTTGATCAGCCGGACCTGATCCAGCAGCAGCTCCAGGCGCTCGACGGTGAAGGACTCAGCCGGCAAGCGCTCCAGTGCAGCAGCCAAGGCCGCCGAAAGATCGGCATCCGACCGGTTCAGCAGCGCAATGATCCGCCGGACCACGCCAACCTTGTACTTTTCGAGATCGACCGCGTGCGCGATCTGCTCGTCTTCGAGGACTTGGTTGACGGTTGGCATTTAGATTGTCCCGAGGGCTGGGCCTTGCGTTGCGATTCGGGCCTGTTCCTCTGCCCATTCGATGTCCTGCGACACCACGTTTCGACGCTGGAGCTCGGAGAACAAGGTCTCGTCGGAGATCTTTCCCTGTGTGGCAAGGTTGAGCAGCAGCGGCAGCGTCGTTTCCGGGATGAAGTCCGAGTCGAAGTTGCCATTGATCTGGATGTGGCCGCCCTCCTTCTCGCCGGTGAACTCGGCGAAGAACTGGAGCACCTGGTCGATGGTGTCTTCGAGTTGGCCGGCCATGGTCTGGAGCGGGCTCAGCTCCTGAGCAGCCTCATCCTCAGCCTGGGTCGCGGTCTTCACCGCCTGCTTCTCCTTCTGGAGCAGCTTGGCGCCGGCGATCCGCATCTGGTCTTCAAGGTCGGTCAGTGAAGCCTGGCCAGCTTCGATGGACTTACCAGTGTGCTCCACCCACTTCATGTCGCCGTCTTTCGGCAGCTTGGTGGCGGACGCGGTACCGACCTTCAGCTCCCAGCTGTCGTCATCAATGCCGATGATGGCGAGCATCGGCACCCGGGCAACGTGCAGGATGTTGTCCTGATCGCTCTGCGACTGCCAGTGCTTGACGTTGAGGTGGGCCAGTTCGAGCAGCGGCGGCTTCGCGGTCATGTAACCCGTGCGGCCGGTGTACAGGGTCGACAGCGGGATGTGCTGGAGGGAATTAACACCCTCGTCGTGCAGCATCCACTCGGTCTGCTTGTTTGCGGCTTCCTTCTTCCGGTAAACCGACCATTTGCCGGGCTCGAGCACGCGGATCTGGTCGACGCACTTGATACCGAAGGCGCCGTCGTCCTCTTCGACCGACTCCATGTAGCGAAATTGGGTCAGAACGTGCTCACCATCGGCGGAACTGGAACGCCAGCCAATCACCTGCTGCGGGCGAATCATGACCACGTACGGGCGAACCCTGGCGGCCTGCTCGTCAGCCTTGGTGACAATTGTCGGATTGCCTTCGGCGTCGGTCGTCTTCGGGTACTCAACCAGAACGTGGCACAGGCCATGCGACAGCGCCTGAGTGAAGAACGACTGAGTCCAGACCTGCAGGTTGTTGCCCTGGCGGTCGAAGTTCTCGGTGTAAGCCTCAATCGGCTTTGGCACGTCCTCACCCAGCACGATTGGCTCGGCGAACACGCGGCCGGTCATGTTCTTGACCGTCTCGCTGTAGGCAGGTAGCAGAGTTGAGAGGTTCTTGCGATTGCGGTAATCGCAGTCTTCTTCCTTCGGCCACTTCGGCAGCAGCGCCTCACCCGCCTCGCGCATCGCCCGGGTGCCGCCCATCAAAGGATCGACGATGGCCCAGTCTTCGCGCATGGCGTCCACTGCCGGCAGCGTTTTGCTTGGGTCGTCAGACATAGTCAGATTCTCAGAGGTGCGGTGGATGCGGTGCGTACACGCTTGGTCTTCGCTACGGCGAAGTATCTGAAGGCGTCGGAGCCGTGAGAGGTGCGGTCGTGGAGTGGCTTGTCCTTCCAGCAGCCGCGGTTCTCGTCCCACTCCTTGCGGTAGTTCTCGAGGTGCCCTATGCCTTCCTCGCACTTGGACTCATCGAACACGCAGAGCGGCAGGATCTCCCGCGCCGCTTCAATGCCGGTATCAACGGCTGTCTTGGGCACGACCTGGAACCGGATGGAGTACTTATCGCCATCGATCACATAGCCCTCTTTGGCGATGTCTTTGCGGCTCTTGGCATCACTGCCGAACTCGCGGTTCTCGATGTCGTGCGGCCCCCAGTGCTCGGAGTAGGTGTAACCCTTGTCCTTGAGCACCTTCATGTAATGCCGCAGACCTTCGCCGGAGTTCTCGTAGTAGTCGATGACGTGGTATTCGGTGCCGACCTGACGCACGAACCAGATGGCCGTGGAGTCGCCGACGCCAATGTCCCAGAAGGTCATCACAGGCAAATGGCTGTTGTCCGGCACAACCCCTATGCGCTTGTTGGCATAGAGCTTGGCGAACTGCTTGGCGTAGTAGGCGCCCTCGACCGACTGCTGGAACGCTTCCGCCGGGATCGACGGGTATTCCCGCTTCATGTCGTCGCCGAGGGATTTCTCCTTGGCGGCGTACCAGGCGCGCTGGCCGTCGTTGGTGACGATACCGTGCTTGGCGTGCAGCTCATTGAAGTAGTCGGTCAGGCGCTGCGGGATGACCACATTGGCAGGGTCAAGCCAGTATTCTTTGTTCTTCCACCAACTGAAGAAGAAGAACTTCCAGTCCAGCAAGCCAAGGGGCACGCCGGATAGCTGTTGCTTTTCGGCACTCTGCGAGTAGTCGAAGAAGTAACCCGCCCGTCCCTCTGCCGTCGATTCGATCGTGACAAAGCAGTCGGTGGCCACCGCCTCAAAGGCGCCAGTGACGATCTCACGGGCCTTGTGCGGGAACTTGGCGCAGATCTTCCCGAACTCGGACACGTGCAGGTAGCGCAGCGTGCCGCCCCGGAAGGACGTGGACACGTAGATCGAGCCGCCTTTGCTGAACACCAACTCACCGGACGCGTCATTGCGCGCCGGGTTGGCCTTGCGGATCTCGACCGGCAGGTTGTCGTAGGCGTACTTCACCTTCTCCCGGAACAGGCGCTTGGCGTCGTTCAGGGTGTGAGCAATCAGCGCACACTTGGCAGACTCGAACAGCGCGGCGTCCAGCTGGATGATGCAGCACTCAGTGGTGAAGCCGAGCTGCCGAGCCTTGAGGATGATGTTGCGGGTGTGCAGCCCGTCGAAGTACTCGACCTGCTCGTTCGTCATCCGGAAGCGGACCTTCTTGCCCTGCTTGTCCGTGATGAAGTAGAGATTGTTCAGCCTCCAACGCTTATCCCGGAGCAGCTTCAAGTGCTCGGGCTTCATGTCAGGCTTCCTTCGATAGATCGTCCATCAGCTTGGAGAGGTCGTCGGAATCGCTTCCACCAGTGTCGGCATCCATGTTGTAGGCCTGGCGCTCACCCTTGATGACCTTGAGCTGAGCATCAACTCCGGCGTTCAGTGCGCGAGAAAAGTCGCCAAGGTTGTCCTCAGTCACTTCCATGTCACTCAGCGCCAGTCGGAGCTTACTGGAGATGTCTCGCCATTGGCCGAGATCAGCTCTGTGAGCCAGCACAATCGAAGCAGCCTCATCGGAAGCCTCATCAACGATTTGCGCATCGTCACGCACTTCACGCTGCGTGACGTCAGTGCGTGAAGTATTGCGTGAAAGCTTTTCCTTGGTCGCTGTGCGCACCTGAGCAGTAAGGTCACGCTGCCAGCCGTTCTTCTTGGCTCGGCTGCGTATCGTGCCTTCGTTGGTGTCGTACTTGTCAGCGATTCCACGCAGGGAAAGCGCACCAGCCCGGTAGGCTCGTTCGATGGCCTCCCAGTCGGGTTGCTTTGCCGCCATGTTGAATTCCTTCTACTGCTTCGCTTTCTTGCTGAAGAGGTTGAACCGGGTATCGCAGAAGGCCGTCGTCACCTGCTGAGTGATCGCCTGCATTGAGTAGGCTTCGAACTCACTGCTCGGCACGTCTTCGCCAATACTGTTCAGGATGAAGCGCCAAGCATGAGTGCACTCATGGACGATCAGCCCAATGATTCCGTGACGGCAGCTATCGGCCTTCATTCGCTCATGGATGCAAACGATGATGCATTCCCTTCCATCGCCAGTATCAAAGCGAGTAGTGCACCCAGCTGACTCAGGATATGGCTCGGACACGTTCATCCGCTTCATCTCGCGATTCCAGGCTTTCTCGCTTGGGCAGAACCCGATGAAGACCGGCTGCCAGCCCCTGTCGAGCCAGACAACCTTATGCTTGGCAGTCGTCATTAGGTTTCACCTTCTGGCACTTACTGTTGATCGCTGGGCTGATCGATCTCGCGGTACCGGGTCGCCTTACGCCCCTGGGCCTCAAGCTTTTCGGTGTCGACTTCGAGGCCAGCCATATAGGCGAAGGTGTTGACCGCCACCACGTAGAAGCGGAACCACCATGGGTGATAGGCGAGCAGGAAGACTTTCCGGGCCATATCGTCACCATGGGCTGTATAGAGTGGCGCCCGCACGAAGCCAGGCACCCTTTGGTTTAACAGGTAATTTGAATCGGCTGCCTGAAGAGAGGGTCGCGCTGCGCATCACGACAGGCCTTCCCGATAGCGTCGGCAATATCCCGCGGGTTTGACGCTGGCGGGAAATTGATACTCGGCTTGATCTGGAATTCAGGCGTGACCTTCACGAACACCGTCTTCAAGTGCTCGGTGATCGACTTCCACTGCTCAGGCGTTGGCTACTGGCCAGCCGTGAGCTCGGTGTAACCCTGGAGCCAGTAGGCGAACTGTTCTGGAGTCATTGTGACGCCTCCGGGATCTTGCAGATGTGACCGCGCCGGGCGATCGCATACAGGATCACTGCGGCATGCAGGGTCATCGTGAACGGACCGACCGGATGGCCCTTGATGTTGAAGATGAAGCTGCCGAACGCAGCGATGGCGACCAGGTAGAACGAGATACTGAGCAGCGGCTCGTCCATGGGACGTACTCGACGCAGGTACTCAGCGGCAGCGATCACCACCAGCACGCAGAGGAATGCGTCGACGACCTGAAGGATGGTATGCATCACGCACCTCCTGTGGCGCCGAACTTTCCTGCCAGAGCCTTCAGCCCCGGGATGATGTTCATGGCCAGCAGGCCGATCAGGAAGGCAACGCCGTACTGAGTTTCGCCGCCCGGCTCAAGCTTGAAGAATCCAACCGCGAGGGGCGTGCAGAAGATTGCTGAGCTGAACCCGGTGAAGAAGGCCCAGGCTGCTTGCTTGCGGGTCAGGCCCTGCAAGAACGTCAGCGAGAGGATTGCTCCAGCAAAGCCGGCAATGATAATGCCGTACTTGGCGAGCAAGACGCCGGCGGCAGTGGTGCTCGCGGGTTCGGCCATGGCGTAACTCCAAGGAATAAAAAAGGCCGCAGTGTGGGCGGCCAAAACCGCTGGGGAGCGGTGGATTGGGAAATAAAAAGCCCAGCTGGTTTATGGCTGGGCTTGCCGGGCTATTTGAGCATCGTCGAGAGGCTTGCCGGACTTGAATAGGGTGCGAATGGCAGGTCCCGATCCCCCGCCTGGGCCACTGGCGCCTACCGGTGCATTCATCCACAAAGCAAAAAGCCCGACGCAATGGCCGGGCTTTCTTTCCTGCATCACCTACATGCGCAAGTACGACAGGATGGGTAAATATTACGAAGTGGCGAAAAGAAATGCAAGCACTTTCTATGCCATTTCATTATGCAGCCTCTTCCCCCAATACTCCTGCCGCTTCGAGGATGATCTGAGCCTCGACCAGTGCCTCGTCCACAAGGCTTTCCAGCGCCTTCTTGATGGCCTTGTTCCAGAGCTGATAGGTCCGTTCGGTCATGCCTTGGTTGTCCCAGGTGTTCATGTCGTAGTTCGAGTCGGCGAGGATGATCGCGCCATCACGCTGACAGGTACCGCGCTTGGCTGCTGATGCGTTCGCACGCTCGATGGCGGCCTTTGCTGCCTCGACCCGCCACACTGGCACGTCTTCGTCGAGCTCGGGCGCCTTGACCTTCACAGGCTCCCGGCGAACACCTTTGATTTGGGGGATAGCCCATGCGGTCACGGCCTTGCGCGTGAACAGCGCCGGTGCCGGACTGGTCACGATCGCCACCAGTCGCCCGGTCGCCTCGATCTTGCGCCCGTTGTGCGTGCTGAACTTGGCGGTCAGGGCGAACCAATGACGCTGACTCAGGACCTGGTGCAGCAGCTTGTGGACGATGCAGTCCTGAAGCAGCGCAGCCTCCTTCCCGACGATCTCCCCCTTCTGCTTGGCGCACTGCACCTTCGGTTCAAAGTCACAGCCCCCGGCCGAGTTGATGGTTTCGGCGGCAAGAGCGCGCACGACTGCGGACACGACGTTTCTGTAGGTCATCAGTTCAATCTCCCCAAGAGTGCGAAAAAGAGGCCCTTATCAGTCCCGCTTTTAACGATCAGCTTCATGCTGCCCCCGCCTTCAACATGTCCGAGTTGATCGTCAGGCGCCCTACCTCGCCGTATGCCTTGTGGTAGGTGATGACCTTGGCGTCACGCCCACTGATCCACCCTCCACGGCTTGCATATGCGTCGGGCGCGGCCAGGGTGCGGTGCTGCTCGACGATCATCAGGTTGTTTTCCTTGACGTCGACGTGGTGCAGGTGGCCCAGGTGCGCGTAGCTGTGCTGGGTGCGACCGAAGACGTCTCGGAACTTGGCCACGAACACATCAGAAACGTTTGCCGGCTTCTTCTTGTGTCCATGGTGGAAGAACAGGCTGGTCTGACCATGCTCGACGCAGTAGTACGGATCAGGGCTGCGGTCGACGGTGATACGCGGCTCGTTCTCGTAGATGGCTGAGAACCATTCGCGCAGCCAGATTGAGCTGGCGGTATCGTGGTTACCCTCCGCCATCAGGACATGAACGCGTTGGTGTTTGGTGAGCAGCATGTCGACGACGCGGCGGGTTACCCGGATTGCCACACGCACCAGCTTCTGGAACCGGGTGTCTGCGTCGAGCAAGTGCTTACTTGCTGGCGTCACAGCGTCGAGGCCGTCCCAGTGCAGGTAGTCCCCGAGCTGCGCGAACACGCCGATCTCCGCATCTGGCGCCATGTGGATTGCCGTAGCGAACCATGCGACCAGTTGTTGCTCAGCGATGTTCAGGTCGTAGTCGGCGCCGGTTTCCTCGTGCCAGGACAGAAGCCCGAGGTGGTAGTCGGTTACGACGTAGCAGTTCAGGAGGTCGGTATTGCATGCAGCGGGCGCCGGTGCGAACACCATGCGGGGCAGGTCTTCGCCCATCGCCTCGATGGCAGCCTGCATCAACTCCTTTTGCCGTTCGTGATCAATTGAGCTTTTCACCCACTGAAGCACTGGTGCCTTGACGCCCTCTTTGTACAGGCTCGACGTGCCCTTCAGGTGAAACCCATCCGGCACGATGTGCGTCATGTCGTGTTCGGGACTCCAGCCCTTGCGGACCATGCGCGCCTTGCGTTTCTGCAGGCTGCGGACATTGAGCCCAAGGTGTTCAGCAGCCTTCGCTACGCCCATGGTCTTGAGCGCCTCGATGATCTGCTCGTCCGTGACTTTACGCTCGGCCATTACTGAGCCCCTTCGATGGTGTAGTGCTGTGGGCTCTTGTCCGCGTGAGCTTCCTTGAGGCGTGCCACGTGAGGCGTGAGGCTATTGATCAACGCACGATAACCGCCTGGATGCATACGGTCGTCGTTGAGCTTTCCGGCGGCCTGGGCATCAACAATGATCGCCAGGCAGGCCAGCGCATGAGCCAGGTGTGGCAACCCGCTATCCGGATCAGCCTCTTCCCCTTCAAACCACGCGTTCAGGTGCCTATTGGCGGCATCGAAGTAGATCGACGCCCGAACACCCACGGCGCGGAAGTTCGACCTGCCGTACTTCAGCATCCCGTCGAGCAGACCCAGGCTTCCCAGTGCGCTGGCGGTGACTGGCCACAGGTGCAGAGGCAGCTTTCCACTTCCGATCAGATCCTTTGGATTCGTTGGCTTGAGTTCGGTCATGCTGCTGCCCCTTTGCGATGAAATTTCGAGTCGTACCAGCGGTAGAAGAATTGCGCGGCGGTGATGCCAATCGATCCGCCGAAGCCGGAAACGATCAGGAAGACGCCGGTCGAGATGCTTGAATGCGCGACAGCCCAGATGTAGGCGAACTGCGCCAGGGTGATCATCCAGCTCACGAAGAAGCCGGCGACGATCTTGTCGTCGCGTAGCAGCTTGCTGTTCAGTCCAAGCAGGAACACCTGGAAGAACGCAGAGATGAAGACGATCGGGTACTGGAGTTCTGGGCTCATGCCGCCACCTTCTTGGAGTTCAGGTGCTCGGCACATGCCGCCTTTGCCTTGTCCAGATCCTTGCCCGAGTGCAGGATCTTCCCTGCAGGCGTCCGGGCGACATAGGCCGCGCCGAATTCCAGCTTGTACTTGCTGAGCAGGTAGCCCTCGTCGCTGGACATGCAGTGCCTGCTGATGGCTTTCCAGTTCATGGCCGGCTCTCCCGAATCTTCTTGGCATGCCCCAGTAAATGAGCGCGAATGCCCTCCTTGCTCAACCCGGCCGGAAGTTGGTGCCGAGGGCTATTCAGGGCCTCAACCATCCGTTCCATGTCGAAATTGACTTGGTCTTCCTTGCGAATCCGCCACCAGGTGACGATGTGGCCTTCCAGGAAGAACCAGACGACGCAGATCAGGAAGCAGACGCCGAAGGTGATGGCGAGCCAGTTCATGAGCGCACACCCCGCGCAATCCGGTCCCGGCGAATCAGCCGGCGAATCCCCTCAATGCAGCCGCCGCCGATCACCAGCATCCCGGCAAGGTAGAAATGGATCAGGTTCTCGCTTACGAAAGTGATCATGCTGATTTCCTCTTGAGTTCCCGGGTCTTGGCGCGGTATTCGGCGGTGATGGCTTTCAGGTCTTCGATGGTGTAGCGCTTGGGCTCGTGAGGGCCTTCGATCCAGGCCAGCATTTCGGCCCCGATCTTTTCCAGCAGGCGTGGGCGGTAAGCAACGATGTTCCCGGACTTCTCCAGGTTGCAGTTCTTGTTGCACTGGAGATGTACGTTATGGGGCTCGAATCGAAGCTCAGGGCAGGAGCCGACAGTTCTGTAATGCCCGGCGCAGTACTGGACATTAGCCGTCGTGCCACAGGAGATGCATGGCTGCCCGGCGTCTCTGGCGCGAACATAAGCATTGAACGCAGCCTGAGCCTCACGCATGTATTGGCTCTTCGGCTTAATGCGCTCCTTGGCCGCCTGCAGCTCCTTGCGCCCTACATCGGCAAGAGCCTTGCGCGCCTTCTCCTGGTTCTTTGGTGCATCGAGGATCGCGCAGGCCGGACTGCACACTGCTTGGCCCAGGCGCGCAGGGACGAATGAGGCCCTGCACGTTTCGACACGGCATTTTTTCGGGCGTGGCTTCTTGGCTGAGAGACTCATGCCGCCCTCCTCTCGCCGTAGATGGCGTACATCAGGTCATCTGGATGCGGGAGCAGCAGTTGCAGATGCTCGGCGCAGTAGGCGTCCAGCAGCTCCAAATACTGGGTCATCTCGGCAATGGTGAACTTGCGGGTCTTGGCCCGGCCGACACGGTACTTGGTGCCATCCGGAAGTTGGACCGGATGAACCTCGGCCGGCCACAGCTTCGATACCAGGATCTCGTGCCACTCTTCGGAACTGGCGAGCTGGCCGAAGGATTCGCGCAGATGCGTTTGGATCAGGCCGTTCCACATCCACAGCAGCTTGTTCTGCGCATCACTGCGCTTGCTGCGGATCTCGACGATGGTCAGCTTGCGAGGCTTGGCCAGGTCCAGCGCGGTCAGGTAACCGATCAGGCGAGTACGGTCGGATTCATTGCGGAGCATGAGGTCAGCCACGGCGCACCCCCTTCGATTTCAGGTCGTCCAGGTTCTGGCACGCAGCGCACAGCTTCACCCCCGGAATAGCCACACGACGGCCTTCCGGGATGTCGTCACCGCACTCTTCGCATTCAGTGGCGCTGATGCCGGTGTAACGGGGGATCTGGGCGATGGACCGATTCAGGGATTCTTCGATTGCCTCGTCGGCTACGTCGCAGATGTCAGCCATTAGAAATGCTCCTTTTTGGCGTAGCGGCTGGAGAGAGGCGTCACCTTTGACATGGCCTCTACTGGCTCGGCTTTCCAGCCGGCGGCAAGATTTTCAAAACGGTTGTACTGACCCAGGAATGCAGCGCGGACGGTTCCGGTCTCAACGTCACGGCCCTTGCCGATGATGATTTCGGCTATGCCCTTGTATTCGCTGTTCTCGTGGTAAACCTCGTCTCGGTACACGAAGAGAATCACGTCAGCGTCCTGCTCGATGGCACCGGACTCGCGCAGATCGGAAGGAACAGGGCGCTTGTTCGGACGCTCTTCGCACTTGCGCGACAATTGGCTGAGCAGAACGACAGGGATTCCCAATTCGCGGGCTAACAGCTTGCAGCCGCGGCTGATACTGCTGACTTCCTCTGTCCTGTTGCCGCCCTCACCTTCCATAAGCTGGAGGTAGTCGACCATCAGGATGTCCAGGCCATAGCGCATCTTGTGGCGACGGGCCAGTGAACGGATTCGGCCAACGGTGGCGCCAGCGCGGTCGGCGATGAACAGCTTGGCCTTATTGATCTTCGCCACCGCCACGCCAAGGTGCTCGCCATGACTTTGGCAGGCGGTGCCGTTCTTGATCAGGTTGAGCGGGATTCTTCCTTCTGAGGCGACAGCGCGATCCAGGAGCTGGCCTTTGCTCATTTCCAAGCTCACCACCAGGCCGGACTTGCCCTGCCGAACTGCGGCATCGATCACAAACCCCATGGCCAGGGTTGTTTTCCCCATAGCGGGACGCCCGGCGACGATGATCAGTTGTTCCGGCTGCAGGCCGCCCAGCTTCTCGTCCAGGTCGTCCAGGCCAGTTGAAAGGCCGATCAGCGTTTGACCGCTTTCGTGGCGATCATGCCGCTCCTGCCAAACCTCAAGCTGGTCGATCAGCACGTCTGAGGCTTTCACAACTTCATCGGCGCCTGAGCCACTGTCTATTGCCATGGCTGCCGCCTGAATGGCTGCAATCTTGGTTTGGGTATCCTCGTCTCCCTGAGAGATATCCATGGCCTGGCTGCCCAAGTCGTACAGCGCCCTGTCGATAGCGCGTTCACGGACAATTGAGGCATAGGTCGAAGCGCTGGCTACGCTCGGGGTGTTGTTGACGATCTCACCGCAATAGCCAATGGCTCGGTCACCGTTAGGCATGACACCGATGTGCTCGGCAACGGTAAGAAAATCCACCGCCCGACCAGCAGATCGCACGGCCATGATCCCTCGGTAAACCTCTGCGTTCTCCGGGAAGTAGAACGACTCTGCCGACAGGTCATCGCTCAGGGTGTCAATCAACTCTGGGCGCTGCATCATCGCGCCCAGCAGGCCGTGCTCGGCCTCGATGCTGTAGGGATCACGCATTGTAATTACCCTCCACAACCTTCACGAAGTTGCGTGGGGCGATCAACCAGTCGAAGGAGGCGCGGAAGGGCTTGGTGCCGAATCGTCCCTCGACCTTGCCCATCAGGAAGTTCGAGGACTTCACCGACTCGAAGTATTCACGCCAGAACCCCAGGTCACGGTGGGCTTCGTGTTCGCGCCACCGACCCTGCAGGTGCTGCTGACGGGTTTTGTTGATCAGGGTTACGGCTGGCAGTTCGGGAAGTATTTCGTGATACAGGTCGACAATGGCCCGGTGTGGACAAGCATCCGCTTTGGGCCGTGAGACTTTCTCCGGATCGGCTTCCGGTTGACGCTCGGCGTCGACGACTACCTCGTCAGAGGTAGTAGTTGTATTTGTGTCTTTATTGTGTGGTGGAAACGCCACTAAGGACGTGGTGGAAACGCCACACTGTGGCTCTTTTTTGGCGGTGGTTTTTCGCACGTTTTTCGCATCGATCCGCCATTCGTTAACAGGCGAAATACCGATCGGCGCCTTGCTTCCGCCATCGCGATAAATCACTCGCTGCCGCAGTAGTTCACCGATGATGCGGGAAACATCTTCCCTGTGGATGTTCGCCATCTCGGCGATGTAGGAGGCGGCGATGCGGGCGGTGTCGAGGTTGTAGCCGGCTGTCTGCCGGTGAATTGCCAGGGCGACACGAAGTTCACGCCCGGACAAGTCTGCCCGTATTAGGGCCTCATATAGGTCGTTGTCCATCCGGGTAAATCCCCCGGGACTTCTTGCATTGAGTTGAAAGACGTTGCTCATGCCGAGCCCTCTTTTTTATGGGCAAGGGAAGCCTTCAGATGCTCCAGGCATTCACGACGGCATTTGGCTTTGGATTCTTTGGTGTATTGGAAGCGGATCATGTTTGCTGCATACATGGCTGCAGCCTGGTGAAAGCTCAGGGCGTGCGATACGAATGCAGGGGGGTTGACGTGGTGATGTAGGTCGGCCATCATTCGCTCCAGAACGTTAAGCAGCACGCAATGCAAGAAGCCGGGGCGCAATCCCGGCTTTTTTGTGCGTGCGATTTGGTGGTTGATTTACTTGGGGTCTTCATCAGTCCCTCGCCTGCCCTTTTGAGGGCCTCTTGAGTCCACGTTTGGGTCTCGTTTCACTACTGGAAGAAGCCGAATCTTTCGGGCTCCTTTTGGCCTGGACTTTTCAATGAGCGATTCTTTACCGAGCGCCGCCGCGTATTCCTCTGGCGTTATTCCTTCCTGTTTTGCCAGCCGCTCAAGCTTTTCGTAAAGATCCCCATCAATGCCATGGCATATCGTGGTTTCAGGCACAAAGGCCTCCTTTAGGGCCTTCAGGCCGATGTGCGATGAGAGGTAACATCCCGTTCAACGATGCTTTCCAGCTTCTCTTCGACGCACATTCGTACGAACACGGCGAGTTGCAGTTTGTGGAGCCTGGCCAGCGCTTTCAGCGCTTCGTATGTCTCATCGTCATAACGAGACTTTATTTCTCGGTCCTTGGTGTGACGGGGGTTGTCATAGGACATAGGTGGAATCCTTGCGGTGGGTAATTAGTTAGGCTGCTGCTTTTTTGGCGGGCGCTTGCGAGGGAAAGGGCCGCACTTCTTCGGCGGTATAACTGCCGTCAGGGTGTTGAGTAACGAAGATGTCGCGACCTACGAGAATGGCTTTGCTGAGGCCGCCCTGGGTTATTCCGAGCAGGCGGGCTGCTTCAGCCTGCCCCTTGTCGATCGCAAATTGCTTGATGTGTATGCGGGTCATGGGGTGCCTCCATGGTTGTTCATGCCTCGAATATTACCTATGGCATTTATGAATGTAAATACCTATGGCATTTGTGGCATTATTACCGGAAGGAATAACATTGCAGGATGAGCAAAAAACCTTTACCCCCCGACAAAAAAGAGGAATGCCTTCGACTGAAGGCGATCTTTAACTCACGGAAGTCGGACCTGGGCTTGACCCAAGAAAAGCTGGCACACGCGCTCGATATGAATCAGAGCTCCGTGAGTCACTACCTGAATGGCATAAATCCGCTTAACGCCCCTGTGGCCGCAGCCTTTGCCAAAATCCTTGGCATTGAGGTATCGGAGTTCAGCGAGCGGCTTTCGGAAGAGATCGCGAAGATGACGACGGGCGGCATTGCTCCGCGCCGAGATTTGTCGAACGCGCAGTTCCTCGGCCATATAGAGGTATGGGACGATGAGACACCGCTCGATGATGATGAGGTTTATGTGCCGTTCCTCAAGGAAGTAGAGTTGTCTGCAGGACAAGGCCGCACGACTGTTCAACCCTCGCACAAACAAAAACTTCGCCTTGGAAAGATGACCATGCGCCGCCAGGGCGTGCAGCCATCCGACGCCGTGTGCGTGACTGTCAGCGGGAATAGCATGGAGCCGGTGCTTCCGGATGGCTGCACCGTTGGCGTCGATCAAGGGACCACCACCGTTACGGACGGCAAGATGTACGCCTTGGATCATGGCGGCCAGCTCCGGGTGAAGACCCTCTACCGCCTTCCAGGTGGCGGCATTCGACTGCGCAGCTTCAACCGCGATGAGCACCCGGACGAGGAGTACACCATCCAGGACATGCAGGAACATGAGATCGTGGTTATTGGCCGCGTATTCTGGTCATCAGTGCTCTGGTAGCCTTCACGCAGATACAAAAAAGCCCGCTCATATAGCGGGCTTTTTATTGAGCTGTTATTTAGCGGGTAATCATAACGCGGGTGGTTTTACCATTCTCAACCTTAATTCGATTGGCCAGCATTCCGCCCTGATTGGAAAGCCCAAACTGCGTGGGGGCCTGCCACTGAACCACAGAGCTTATGAAGTAGTCACCAGGAGGAATGTCTGAAAACTGGAAATTACCATTTCCGTCGGCCTGGACGGTCCTGAAGTATTTGTTTGCTTTCGGGTTTGGCTCTGCCAATTGCTTGTGTTGGACAAACATGACGTCGTACCACTGCTCGCTATAGCTTGTGACAGGGAAAAGGTTGACCGGGCTACCTGCCCCGTACTTAACGTCCCCACCTACTGTCTTCATAAAGACCTGTCCCGTAATAACGCCGGCACCCGACTCAGGCAGTCGAGCATATTCGGCATCATTGAAAGGTACACGGTCAACGGGGCGTGAAGTCGTACAGCCCACCATCAGCGCACCAAGAACAACCAACCCCAAGACTTTCAGTTTCATGGCATCCCTCCAGGAAAATAGACTGGCATTCTAGCATCACCTACCTACGAACGCCCCGCGCGCCAAATCTTTCCCACACCTCCCACCAAGCCAATCCAGACATCGACACAAAATTTATTGCCTCATGCAAAATAATATTGCCATTGGTATTGACGACAAATAATGCCATTGGTATTGTTTGTTCAACGCCAACGAACAAGAAGGCGCCAGGGCCTGAAAGGACCCGCCGCTCTTTAACAGCTCAGGATCCTCGCCATCGACTACCCCGGGTTTCAGCCGGTAAGTGCGAGCAACAAATAGTCGATGCCATGCCAGCTCTGGAACTGGCCGTGCTCACCAGATGTGAGTACGCGAAACCACGCAAGCCGGTCTGCGAAGAACACCGAACACGAAATGTGTGACGCGGATTAGAGATATGAATCGGGCGATGCGCGTGGTGGAGAACGGAATTTTTCACTGATGCACCTGGTGACGGGTGCATTGGGAAAACGACCGAGGGCAAGACGATGGAAAACGAAAAGCGCATCGACGCGATGATCGCTTTGCTGCGGAACATGAAGGCGGACTTCAAGAAGCTCAGTAAGTTGAGCTCAGTCAGTTACATGGACCTCACACCGAAAAAGGCACAGCAGAGAAACGCAGACGCAGATTGGATCGGGATGGAGAATATCAAACGGCGCCATGAGCTTCATGCCTTGGCTGTAGAGCTCGGATTCGCCGAGCGCCGCAGCAGTTATGAGCCAATCGAGCTGACTGATAGCTGGCACCGATTCAAATACACCCCGCGCCAGCCTGGATGAATCGAGTTGTAAACCGCTAGATGACAACTGAACAACCAGCGCCACGACAGCCTGTCGTTAACTGCCCGATCCTCTCTATGAGAGCGCATCGGGGTGTGATCTGCGGATCGGTTCGACGGTATGAAGGCCGGTATCGCCACAGATATGCAGCGCAAGGTGATGGGCGCCCAGTAGCCAAGCGCGTAAGTCTTCCGGGTTCGATTCCCGGGCAGATCACACCCCGATGCGGAAGAGTCCACACCGCGCAACGCGGCCCCCTGCATCAACACCACTGACGAAACACCCGGTCGCTGCCTCCAGTAGAGAGCGACCGGATATCAGATGGCTTCCTGCTGTTTCAGGCTGGCCATCTGGCTTTACGACTGCCTCTCAAACCCCGGGAGGCATTCGAAAGCCACACAGAGGAGCAAGACGAAATGTTTGCCCTGTTCATGCTTTACCTCATGACCACCGAAACCAAGTCGGCCAAGCCCGAACCTATCTACCACCACATTTGCGATTACTAAGGAGTAACGCAGCCATGGCTGAGAAATCCCGAATCAGCTTCACCCGGAACGTCCTGTTGCTATGGCTGGTGAGAATGCTGGCCGGCCCCAAACGCTATCCGACCGAAGCCGAGCAAGAACAGCTCAACACTCAAGCATCCAGCGCTATCTGAGCGCCGACCAGACAAGGAGCACAGAACATGATGACTCATATCACTTGCGGCGAATCAACGATCAGCAGCCCCGACAAGGCGCTGGTGCTGATGTTTGCGAACATGGTTCTTGGTGGCGAGCAAGCCAAGGCGCCGGCGGCGAACAGCGATGTTCCGGCGATCGGCACTTACTGGGCGGGGCAAGGCGGCATCTACGCCGGTATCCGGCAAGGTGAGGATGGCGAGCTTTACCACCTGATCTTCGCCGACAAAGACATTGGCGAACACAAGTGGGGCGAGTACGGAACCGAAACAGCCGCCACCAGCAAGGTCAACGGCATCCTGAATACCACGACCCTGCTTGAGGCTGATGGATCGTTCCCGGCAGCAGAGGCAGCCGGCAATCACTCCGTCGACGGCCACCACGACTTCTACCTGCCCAGCATCGGTGAGCTGAATCACGCCTGGCAGACCATCGCTGAGCACTTCGAGAAGACCTGGTACTGGTCGAGTTCGCAGCGCTCTGCCTACCTCGCATTCACCATGAACTTCGGTGATGGCAGTCAGCTCAACTACGTCAAGAACCTCACCGCGCTCGTCCGCCTCGTCCGCAGATTGCCTATTTAATTCTTCATTAATTGCTCTTTGCGGGTGAATCGCGGGGCTTCTCAGGTACGAGAGGTCAGGCCTGATACGTGCCGGGCAGTGCCGGCCACCTGCAGCATCTCAACGCGGAGGATTTGCAGCCATGTAACAGACAGCCACGATCCGACGCCTCATGCGCCCGGTCGTTACGTAAGGTGGTAAAGCCCGGCTAGTCCGGGCTTTTTATTGGACGATTGGAGGTGAGTGTGATGAGCAAAGAATTCGTAGAACCAGCTTTCCCGACCAGCAGCGAAATGCTTGGTCACAACGCAGGCATGACCCTTCGCGATTACTTCGCGGCCAAGGCTTTACCGGCATTATTGGAGCCTGTTTACACCGATATCGGATCTACTTTTTTCACAGAGCCTGACGCGGCTGGAAGGGCGAAGCTTGCCTACGCAATGGCCGACGCAATGCTTGTAGCTCGGAGCCAATCATGAAACGCACAGCCCTCGCACCCCGAAAACCCCGCCCCGACGTCCACGACTGCGCCAAAGGTCGGATGCATGACGCACCTCGGAAGGTCGTTACCACAATGCCGGGCGGGTATATCGCCTGATTGGAGATTGAGATGAGCGGATGGATCAAGTGCAGCGATGAGCTGCCCGAGCGATATAGGGATGTACCGATTCAACTCGAAGACGGCTCGCAACGTGTTGGGCGCTTGAACCATATGGGCACATGGCTTCTTGCCAGCTACCAAAAATGCAAACACCAATATGCCAGTCGCCCTGTTCGCTGGTTTGACACACCGGTACCACCAACCGAATAACCCGCTGATCGGAGGCGACCATGAACGTCACGACTGAGCATGCTGCCGTCTTCCGTGGCGGTGGCCGCCGATGGTTCACGTTGCGAGCTGCTTGCAAAGCTGAAGCTCGCGCCCTGCTGAACAAGCACTGTGAGTGCGACTACTGCGACCACGAGATGTGGGGGCGCGAAGAGCTGCCCTGTCGCCTTCATGATCCCGAGCGATACCCGCGAATCATCAAGCGTCTCACTGACGGCTTTGTGCGCCACTACCGAGCGCAGAACCAGAGGGCTCAGCCATGAACGCAGTATTGAAGATTTGTCAGGCTTGGCACGATGCGCAGTTGCCTCCTGAAGTCAGCGAGACGGAAGAAGAGCGGGAATGGTTGGAGCATTCGGCTGAGCAGCTGGTGCGCGGTTGCGATGTCACTTGGAAGCGCCGCCGTGGTACTCCGCAGAAGGTGACTGCAGCCCAGTACGCGACCTACCTGCAGCTCTACCTGAATGAGCGCCAGATCGACGGGCTGGACGACCGAGACTCGTTCGCCAAGCTGGTCTTGAGCGTGATCGTCGGCAGCCAAAGCGAAGCAGTCACTCACGCGAAGTATCTGCTCGGCAACGACCGTCCACGCCAGTGCCTGGAAGAGATCGCCGCCGAATTCCTGCGCGACCACGCGACCGACGCCGTAGCCGCCCAGCGCGAAGCCGCAGAAGACGACGTAGGTGGCGAACTGTGAATCATCATGAAATCGCGGTAAACGCCATCGATTCGGCAATCGACACCATGCTGCTCCCGGGCGCCGGCGATGTTGATGAGGCCAGAGCGGAAACCCTTGTGATCGCCTACTTCTCGATCAATGCCATCGACCCTGAAGAGTTCAACCACTACTGCGAGCGCGTCCGGCGCATTGCTGTGCGCACCAGGCAAGGAGATGCGATATGACCATCATCGCGAGAACCCACGCAGCGTTGACCCAAGCCTTGCAATCGCGAGGCTTTTTTCTGGTCGCTGATCTGCCTCAGCGCATCAAGGTTCAGACCCGGCGCGGCATGCTGGTTGTGAGGCTGACGTGAGCAGCTGGATCGCATGCAGTGACAGGCTCCCAGAAATAGACATGACCGCCCCGAAATACGCACAGCGCGTCCGCGTAATTGCCGGAAAGCCAGGGTACGTCGGCGAGCTGACATTTGGCACCAACGCCTACGCGAAAAACCATGTCCCTCATTGGCAGGAGTCGAGCGGGCGAGAAGCCGTATGGACGCCAACGCACTGGATACCGCTGCCTGACCAGCCACAGGAGCTTTAGCCATGAAACGCCTCGCCACCCGCATCTACACCTTCCAGGAACTGATGAGCCGCATCGACATGGAGTTCTGGTCTGTCCATCACCACGGGCAGGAGCAGTACACGTTCGTGCCGGTTCGGTACAAGGGGAAATAGCCATGAAAACCTTCTACTGGATCCTCGCTTTCGGCCTGACCATCCTGCTCATGCAGTACAGCCTGTTCAAAGAGAACGGCGAGCCGCGGCAGATCAGCCTTCCTGTGGCGGTAGCGAAATGAAGTGCTGGATGGTTCACGACGGCGAGCCAGCATATGGCTGTCAAATGGTCTTCGCCGAAACCATAACTCGAGCGAAGTTGGTCGGTATCAACAATTACCCTGGCGACTTCGGCGACTGGATCGATATTCGCGCTTGGCGCAAGCCTGAATTTGACGGTCTACGCGATCACGAATGTGCAGTCATGGATAACGACGAACTGCCTGCGGACAAGCCTTTCTATAGCGAGGTGATCGGATGACCGCATTCCAAAAGGCCCGCCGACTGTACGTGTGGCGCGGCTCAGCTGTTGTCCTCCTCGGCACCACCTTCGTCATGCTGGCCAGCTCCTACGTCAGTCAGCTCACGCAGTAATTCACCCTCGCTGGGAGGGCCTTAACTGGATGGCCCAGACGCGCAAGGCGGCAAGAGCGCGATAAGACATCACCGCCAATCAGGGCGAATAGGAGCTGGTCCTTCACCTGCAAGGCTGTCTGTGGAGACCTAGCCAAGCGGGCTAACCCAGACCGTTTGTGACCTGATATCCCATCCTCACTCAATAACTCGAACTCATACGCCGCCTGCATGGCGGAAGGAGCTCCCCATGTCTGCGAATCAAATTGCCGTAACCATCGACGACATCAGCGAAGCCAATGCCCCGGCCATCTACGTGAAGGACGGCCTGAAGCCATTCCTGCACGCCGTGAAGGAGGAAGTCAGCTCCCAGGTGCCGGACCTGTCCACCGCCAAAGGCCGCGACCGCATCGCTTCGCTCGCCGCCAAGGTCAGCAAGTCGAAGGTGGCCGTCGAGAAGCCTGGCCGCGAATACCTGAAGCGCCTCAAGGAAATGCCCAGGGTCGTGGAGGCTGAACTTCGCGAGTTCGTCGACGCCATGGATGCGCTGCGCGACGAAACTCGCAAGCCGCTGACTGATTGGGAAGCTGCCGAGACTGCTCGCAAGGACAAGCATGTGGATGCGGTTCAAGCTATTCACGATTTCTGCACGGACCTGGCCGACGTCAATGCCGCCGTCCTGCTGGAATCCATCACGTCGGTTGAAAGCGTGCAGATGGGCGAGCACTGGGAGGAATTCGAAACCGAAGCCGCCCGCGCCAAGGAATCGACGCTGACCAAGTTGCGCGCCGCCCTCTCCACTCGCCAGCAATACGAAGCTGAGCAGGCCGAACTGGTCCGTTTGCGCGCTGAGGCCGAAGCACAGGCCCAGCGTGATCGCGAGGTAGCGATTGCCAGTGCCGCAGCCGAACAGGCTCGCATCGAAGCTGAGCAACGCGCTCAGGCCGAACGCGATGCTGCTGCACGACGCGAACAGGAACTGCTCGACCAGGCTGCCGCCGCACAGCGCGCCACAGAGCAAGCTGCACGGGACGCAGAAGCAGCCGCAGAACGTCAGCGCCTGCAATTGCAACTCCAGGCCGAGCAAGCCGAGCGCCAAGCAGCACAGGCCAAGGCCGACCAGTTGGCAGCTGAGCAGCGCGCCGAGCAAGACCGCATCGCTGCTGTGCAGCGCCAAGAGCAGGCCGTCGAGCAAGCGCGCCAGAACGAACTGGCCCGCCAAGCCGCAGCAGCGGCCTTTGAACTGGAGCAGGCCCAAGCCCGCGAAGCCGATCTTGAGCACAAGAAGAAGATCAATCGCACGGCTCTGGAAGCATTTGTCGCCGGCGGTATGACCGAGGAATGCGCCAAGCAGGCGATCACTCTGATCGCTCAGCGCAAGATCCCAGCCATCGCAATTACATACTGAGGTTGTCATGAGTCAAGCAATCGCAACGATTACTCAGGACATCTACGGCGCCCGCAACCAGTTCGCCAATGTCCTAACCGACCGTTCGATCAACTTTGATCGAGAGGCAGAGTTCGCCATCCAAATTATCACTGCCGGTGAATATGCCACCAAGATCGCATTGCAAAACCGGCAGTCGGTGGTTAACGCAATCACGAACATCGCGGCTATCGGTATCAGCCTGAATCCAGCTAAGAAACAGGCTTATCTGGTCCCGCGCGACGGCAAGATATGCCTCGACATCAGCTATATCGGACTGATGGATCTGGCCATGGCCACCGGCGCCATACGCTGGGCCCAGGCTGAACTTGTCCATGAAGCTGACGTCTTCGCACTGAACGGCTTCGACAAGCCTCCCACCCATACCTACAAACCGTTCGCCAAAGATCGCGGCGAGGCGGTTGGCGTATACGTGGTGGTCAAGACCGCCGACGGCGACTACCTAACTGAGACGATGGGCATTGACGACGTCAACGCCATTCGAGACCGGTCGAGCGCCTGGAGGGCATGGGTCGATAAGAAGAAGTCTTGCCCTTGGGTGACAGACCCGGGCGAGATGGCGAAAAAGACGGTGGTGAAGCGAGGTTACAAGTTCTGGCCGAAGACAGACCGGCTTGAGCAGGCCATCCACCACCTGAACACGGATGGCGGAGAAGGTTTGGTCGGAATGCCCGGTTCGGCACCGACTGATCCCGAATTGGTCAACAGCTGGATCGACCTTGCGATGAAGGCTGGAAGTCTGGAAGCACTGACCGAGGTTTATCACCAGGGTACGGCAGCCATGAAGCAAGCCAAAGACGCCGCAGGTCACGCTCGCTTCAAGGCGGAAGTGACTAGGCGCGGCGAGGCCATCAAAGCAGAGACTGCGCCTATCGAAGGCCAAGCCGAGGAGGTGTTAGATGGAGCAGCGTAGCGAAGAGTGGTTTGCGGCACGCCTAGGTAACGTCACGGCCAGCCGCGTTAAGGATGTGATGGCCAGCGGGCGCGGTGGCGCGCCTTCTGCCACTCGCAAAAACTACATGATGGAGTTGCTGTGCGAACGACTGACCGGCCAGCAAGGCGGCATGGATCTGTCCCGTAATGCCGCTGTGCAACGAGGCGTTGAGCTTGAGCCATTTGCCTGCATGGCCTACGAGGCCGACAAAGGCCTGATGGTCGTCGAAACCGGGCTGGTAATGCACCCGAAGATTGAATGCTTCGGGGCGTCGCCTGACGGGCTCGCCGGCGATGACGGAGTGCTGGAGATCAAGTGCCCGAACACTGCCACGCACATCGCAACCATGCAGTCACGCCGCCACGACCCGCAGTACGAATGGCAGATGCTGGCCCAGATGGCTTGCACAGGTCGCCATTGGGCGGACTTCGTGAGTTACGACGACCGCTTGCCTGAAGAGCTGCAATACGTCTGCTTCCGCTACGACTTCGACTTCAAGCGCGGTCGCGAGATGGAAGCCGAGATCAAGGCCTTCCTAGAAGAGCTGGCCGAACTTGAACAGGAAATGCGAGGCCGAATGAGAGGTGCAGCATGAACGCATACGTCAGCACAGAGCTTTCCATGATCCAGATACTCGACCCTCAACGCCACGAACTTGCCCTGCTTCAGGAGGCCTTCTTGAACAAAGGAGGGACTATTGAGGTATTGCAGGGACCGAGCTTTGTGCCGCCGCCAGTGAGGCATGAGCCGCCACCGAAGAAGAAGGCAGCCAAAGCCAAGCCGGTAACAAAGCCAGAAACGCCAGCATGGCGCGATAAACTTGCACAGCGCGATATTGAACGCGAGGAACGGGCCATAGAGCGATCTCGGGAAAAGCTGGAACTGATCAAGCGCATCAGAAAGCTCGCCGAAACCATGACCTACGCGCAAGCGATCATGAGCACTGGTCTGTCGCGCCGAACACTGACCAATATGGCCAAAGCCAACGGCTTCAAGTTTCAGCGGGCCGCATTCAAAAGCCAAGCTAACCTGCGCTGCAATGTTGATGAAGAGAAAGATGCCAAAGACGCTGAACGCATCAAGGCATTCAAGGAACTTGGCCTTACTCGCAACCAAGCACGCGAGAAGGCTGGCATTTCATATCGCGCTTTCACTCGCATCCTCGAAAATTTCGACATCGACTATCCAAAATCCAACGCAAGACCGGCCTTCTTCCCTAGGGCGCCTAAGCAGCAGGAGTAACCATGGCAGCCGAACCGAAAGCGCGCTCAGCCAAGACTGCGGCGAGGCGAAAGACTCGCGGCGAGGAAGAGATCAGACTGCACTGCATGGCCGGCACACGCCAGGCACTGACAGACCTTATGGCCTGGAGCGGCATCGAGGAACAGGGCGAGGCCATCACGCTGATGATTCACCATCTTCATGCGTTAGGGCCTCAAAAGTCCGCGCCGCTGCTTTCTCCCCCGCGACACGCCTACGAGATACCCGAAAACGTGTCGGCAAAACTGGCTATCGCCTATCAGCGCGAATCGCTGCGCATCTGCAACGACGAATAACCACCGCTTCCGACTTCAACGAATCACGCCAGCGACGAGGCGAAGCCATGAATCCAATTGCTCAACAAGCTTTTGATAGCGCGCTGGCCCGTCTTAGTCGTGAGCCCAAGCGGCGCACCAAAGACCGTAAGCCATGGTCGCCAGATGACGAATCCCGCCTCTGCGCTTTGTACCCGGACACGCCAATGCCTGAGCTCATCCAAGCCTTCCAGCGCCCGTACTGGTCGATCTACAACAAGGCGTACCTGCTCGGATTGAAGCGCAGCGAAGCCTACCTGGCTAGCGAGCATGCGTGCAGGCTGCGCCGAGAAAACAATCCTGGTACCGGCACACGATTCCAGAAAGGCCAGACCTCCTGGAACAAGGGCCTGAGCTACACCGCCGGCGGGCGCTCAGCGGAAACGCGCTTTAAGGTGGGGACAGTGAACGGCAAAGCCGCCCTCCTGCTGCAGCCAATTGGCACAGAGCGAGTCACGAAAGACGGTATCCGGCAGCGCAAGATTCGCGATGACGGGCCGCCGCAGCGCCGATGGAAGTCGGTGCACATGATCCTCTGGGAGGAATTCAACGGCACGGTGCCCCCTGGACACATCGTCGTCTTCCGCGACAAGAACACAGCGCATATCGATATCGACAATCTTGAACTGATCACCCGCGCCGAGAACATGCGTCGCAATACGATCCATCGCTACCCGTCAGAACTCAAATCCACTATTCGCCAACTCGGCAAGCTCAAGAAAGCGATCAGCGAGGCATCCAATGAAAAACAAGATGACTGACCTAAGGAACCACCTGTTCGCCACGCTTGAAGCGCTTCAAGACCCTGACAAGCCAATGGAGATCGAGCGCGCCAAGGCGATTGCAGAGGTTGCGAAGGTGTTGGTTGATTCGGCGAAAGTCGAGGTGCTGTTCATCAACGCGATGGATGGCGACGTAGAAACCACGGGGTTCATCGAGTCCACCAAAGAGCTTCCAGCCCCAAGGGCATCTGTCCAGTGACCATAGAGGAATGAGCATGACAGCCAAGTTATCGCCTGACTCGGTCGGGCTGATTTTCAGCATGCACGCAGAGGGCAATTCGATTGACTACATCGCCGCCGCAGCCGGCTGTTCATACCCAACCGTCGTGCGCTACCTCAACGCCGCCGGGATCGTGCTCGGCAACAAGGGCAAGCCCAAACAGCTCACGCCCGAATATCTGACGATGGCGCTCGACATGCGCGCCGCAGGATCAACCTGGCACGACGTCGAGCGCCATATCGGTTTCCACCGTAAAACATTCCAAGGCGAGCTTCGTTCAATGAAGCGCGCCAGCCAATCACCGCACCTCACCTCGTAAGGAAAGCACAATGAAGACCAACACGATTTCCATTGAGGCTGACGGCCTCAAGATCAAAGGAACCTCTGAGCGGATGGTGCAGGTGCTGATGGCTGGCCTGCTCGCCCAGACATTGCCGCCGACGGCCAACGTTCAGCCGGTTGTGCCCTGCCCCATCCCGGCGGTCGGTGAATATTGGCCAGGCCAAGGCGGTGTTAATGGCGGCTTTGTCCCGGCGCGCGGTGATATCCCGGAGCACTACCTGATCTTCGCCGACAAAGACCTCGGCGAGCACAAGTGGGGTCGCTACGGCGAGGAATCTGTTGCAACCAGCAAGTGGGACGGCAAAGCCAATACCGATGCGCTGATCGCCGCCGGGGGGCATCCAGCCGCAGAAGAGGCTCGGGCATATACCGCAGAGGGGCACGCTGACTTCGATCTTCCAGCAGCTGCTCAGCTGCATCAGGCTTGGGTGTATGACCTGATCGCCAAGGGCGCGTACTGGTCGTCAACGCAGCGCTCTGCCAACGACGCATTCGACATGCACTTCGCTGATGGCAATCAGGGCTACAGCGCCAAGATCACCACCGCGCTCGTCCGCCCCGTCCGCAGATTCTTTATTTGATCCTTCAATAATTCGTTCTTGATCCGGCACCGGGCGCAGCAGCGCCTTTTTTGTTGCCTTCGCAAAGAGGAAAGACCATGTCCGCAGCACAGCAAGCAGTAGCCATCCCGGAAATTGGCCAGCCATTCGGTGGTGGTTTCTTCTCCGGTATCACCCGCGACCCTGACACCGGCAAGCGCTACCTGAATATCACCGCCGGCGCGGCTCATGAACTGGTAGGCGCTTGGGGCGAGTACGGCGCGAAGATCGAAGGCGCCGACAGCTTCACCAATGGCCGCGCCAACACCGAAGCCATGGCCGCCGCTGGTAGCGAACTGGCTCAGCAGGCCCTGGCACTGCGTATTGGCGGACACGATGATTGGGCGATCCCGGCGCGCGATCAGCAAGAGCTGCAGTATCGTCACTTAAAGCCGACCACCGAAACGAACTGGCAATACGGACGCAGCGGCGACAACCCGAACAGCGAGCCTGTCGGCCTGCCGCATACCGAAGAGTCACCGGCTCAGACCACGCTGCCCGCCTTCCAAGCTGGTGGAACTGAAGCCTTCAAGCCCACCGGGTACTGGTCATCTTCGCAGCGCTCTGCCAACTACGCATTCCTCATGCACTTCGATGATGGCTATCAGTGCACCGACGGCAAGGACCTCACCGCGCTCGTCCGCCCCGTCCGCAGTCAATTGATTGATTAATTTGCTTATTTAATCCGGCCGCTTGCGGCCGGTTGCTCTTCATGGAGATTCACTGCAATGGGAATGCATACAGAACTGAGCATCTACAAGGTGTCACTGGGCCTGCTCCAGATGGCCACAAACATCACTCGCAACATCCCCCGAGATCTCAAGCAGTCACTCGGGAAGCGCGTCATCGATGAGTGCATCGACGTGCTGATGTTGATTGCCCGGGCTAACTCGACCCGGGACAAGCACCCACACCTGACTTTGCTGCATAGGAGAACGACATGCGAATCAAGCACGGCGGTTGCGGCACGCTGACCTATGCGCGCTGGAAGTCGATGATGCAGCGCTGCAATACGCCCACCTGTGGCAACTACAAGTATTACGGCGCTCTCGGCGTGAAGGTCTGCGAGCGCTGGCGCGACTTCGCGAACTTCCGCGAGGACATGGGTGAATGTCCTGATCGCACCATGACCCTTGATCGCACCGAGAACGCCAAGGGATACGAGCCTGGTAACTGCCGATGGATCACCCAGGCCGAGCAGAACAAGAACCGCACCCACTGCGTGATGCTTGAGCACAAGGGCGTCACGAAGAACGTGGCTGACTGGGCTGTCGAGATTGGCATGACTGCCAACACCCTGAGCATGCGCCTGCGGCTTGGCTGGAGTGTCGAGAAGGCATTGACCACTCCGCTTAAGTCCAGTCCTAAGCCGAAGAAATAAGCAAGGGCATTACCAGAACACTACGCCGCCCTTGTCGGGCTATCGATGATTGCAGATTGGCAGGAGATTTTGAGATGGGTGATGTGACGAAAGAAAAGCATTTTCAGCTTGAAGTGGTTAAGTGGGAAGGTCGCCTGCATTGCTGCTACTTGAACAATTTCCGCATTGCTGGCGGTAAACCATGGGCTGGCGGCGAAACGGTTAAGGCCTGGAGCGTTCCGCTTCGTGATGTGATCAAAGCTATCCCTGAACTGCAGAAGATGTCCTCAGACTTCGACGCCGCACTGGCCCGCGAGGCTGCGTTGCGGGAAGAGCTGGCCGACGCCTATACAGAGCTTCGAAATCGCTGTTCGATCATCGCGGCTAATGTGAATGAGCGTGACAACTTGGCGATAAGACTGACAGCCGCCGAGCAGCGAAATGCGGAGTTACTTGAGAGGGCTAAAGAGCTTACGATTTGGATGCATGCTGAATGGGGAAACACTGAGATTCATCCTGATTGCATTCGAGACCTGGCAGTCCTCAACCCCAAACCCATCGAATCGGGAGCAAGCGAATGAGCAATACGATCGAAATTCCACGACTGTTAGCCTGGCGCTTGGCCGGGCTTGACCCTAACTACACCACGGCTCAACTCGACGCAGATGAAGAAGAGCTGCGCGCCCTTCTCGCCGCCCCAGTCGTCGAGCGCCCGGAGCCGGTGGCGTGTATCCCTTGCGGCTTCCATGGAGTTAAATGTTCAATCTTGAAAGACTGCAATACGTCAGCACATGGATCGACTATGGCCTTAGTCGACCATCCAGCCAACGGCGACCATATCGCAATGGAAGCGACTATCGCACAGATGGCGCAGCGCATTGCCGATCTGGAGCGTAGGCGCGGGGAGCCGGTGATGAAGCTTGAGGCCGAGCGCCTATGGGGTGGCGCTGGCGAATATGCAGTCAGTTTCGTGAAGGCCGGTTGGCTTGATGAATGCCGAAGGACTGGCGGGGAGTTCATGCTCTACGCCGAGCAGTCCGCGCCGGTAGCGGTGGTCAACCTGCGAAATTTCGCCAACGCCATGATCGATATCGCGCTTGAAGGCTGCGACGCCGACGGGGCACAGATTCAGGAGCTTGCAGTAGAGCATGGCCTGCTGAAGCCTGAGCATCGCACCGAACGCTGCGGAGATGCCTGTTCCTGCGCTGAATACGCTGACTTCCCGGTTGAGTGCTTTCGCAAGGCCGATGAGCTGAATCAATCCCGCGCAAGCTGATCGCCCCTCTCGCAATTCCGCAGTAACTCCCTTCCCTTCAAAGTCAGCCGCTATAGCGGCAAGGACGAAGTCATGCCTGAAGAAAAGTTGATTGGCCCCGTCGAAGTCGTGCGTGACGAAAGCGGGACTGGTATCACCCCGACATCCCGGATTTCGATGAAGACGCCGAAGCGTGGAAGGCGTGGCTCGGAGCCCAGGGCCTGAAGGTGATCGGGTGGCACATGGATTCCGATTTAGAAGCCGATCCTTACTGGGATGATGAAGCCTGTCACTGCCTCGGTTGGGAGCCGGAAACGCCGCCGGAGTACAACTGGTTCCTGCTCGGGATTTTCGATACTGATGACGGCCCCTATGTGCAGTGGGCGCGTCGCGAGGTGGCAGCATGATCGCCATCGCCTACGTGTACTGCTACAAGGAGCCGCGGTGATGACGCAGATGAGCGACATTTTTCCAGAGATGACCGTCGAGCAGGAAAAGCAGTGGTTCGCGGAGCAGCAAGAAGCTCATCGCCTGGATCTTGAGCGTGAGAATCTCGAAATCGCCAAACGAAAAGCAGCCGACCACCACATCCGCTGCCGTGACTGTGGCTCATTCGTGGCGAAATGGCGCTGGGTACCTAAAGCCCATCCTCAAGCAATTCGTGATGGATGGCGCCCATTGTGCGGTTCCTGCTTCGATAACTACGACAACTACCCCTAACCTCTCTTCCACCTACCAGCCTGCCGGTGAACGGCGGGCGAGGAATTCGCATGACCAAAGATCAGCTACCAGCGCTGGCAGCGGCAGTCGCGCGAGCAATCGACGCAGGCAAGGCAGCGGCTGAAGCCGCACCAGATGATGGCGGTAGCGCCAACCTCGATCGCGTCTACATCCGTGTTGGCCTCCTTCGAGAATCCACCATAGACAAGGCCGGCATTACGGGCTGGATGCAAGCAGCCACGACCTATCACGCCCGGGCGTTTCATCTCAGTGCCCCGTTCGGCGGTCAAGGCAACCGGCGTTATGCCGGCGTGCAGGCCATGTACAAATCCCTAAAGGATGAAGGCGTCGATTGCGGCGTCTGGTACCAAATGGATTAAACATCCCTCCCCCTGCTTGCCGCCCCGCGCGGCCGGAGACCTTCGCATGCTCGAAACTATCGAGGTGTCGCGCGTGAAGCGCTTCGCCGCAAACACGGCTGGCCGGGATTTTGCGGTTGGCGACATCCACGGCCACTTCACCCGGTTGCAGGCTGCGCTTGATGCGGCCGGGTTCGATCCTATTGTTGACCGATTGTTCAGCGTCGGAGACTTGGTTGACCGCGGGCCTGAGTGCCGGGACGTGCTCGACTGGCTGGACAAGACATGGTTTCACCCAGTGCGCGGAAACCATGACGACTACGTGGTCCGCTTCGACACCTGCGACGTCGAGAACTGGATATACAACGGTGGGTCGTGGTTCGCAGGGCTGTCATTGTACGAGCAGAACGAATTTGCAGTGCAATTCGCCGAGCTACCCATCGCCATCGAGGTCGAGACATCGCAAGGCCTGATCGGCATCGTGCATGCTGACTGCCCGTTCCCATCCTGGGACCAGTTACGCACCGAACTGGAGTCACCCGAGAGCAAAAAACGGCTGAAGCTGGCGCAGAACAGCTGCATGTGGTCGCGAACGCGGATTCAGGATGGTGTTACCGACGGAGTTGAAGGGCTACGCGCCCTTGTGGTCGGCCATACGCCACTGCGGCAGCCGGCGATTCTCGGCAACGTCTACCACATCGACACGGCTGGATGGATGGACGGGCACTTCACTCTCATGAATCTCTCCACGTTGCAGTGCATCCCACCTATCGACCCAACGCTCAGTTACGACTGGGATTAATCATCCTCTGCCGCCTCGCGCGGAACGGAGCACGTATGTCTCGCATTGAAGAAAGAGAAGGCTGGAACCTGGCTGATCAGTTGATCGAGGCCGGACGTTTGGTAGATCCAATATTCGGCGGCGTCGAGCGGGTCATCGCGAACATCCAGCGTACCGCAGCAGAACGGCCTGAGAGTTACCGGACAGGCATCCAAAGACGAATTGAGGCAGAACGCCATGTCCAGCATTGATGTGCACGAACGCAGACCAGACGGCGCCGTCGGCAAGCTGCTCGATGTTATCGACCGCCAGCCTGAGCACCGCAAGACCGGTCAATTCGTCGAGTTCGACGGCGAGATGCACCCGGTCCTGACCGGCATCCGTAACTTCATCATCGTCACGACCGAGCGCTGGGCGCGGGTGTCGGCTGCTACCTGGAGGAAATTATGAGCGATGAGCCCGAAATTGTTTACGTCGACGGGCTGGGCAAGATGCTTGGCCGAACCGAAGCATCGGTCAGAGAGGGAATTCGCCGGGGCGTGGACTGGCTGCCCAAGAGTTTCAAGATGGGCACCAGGCACTGCTGGCTCAAGGAAGACGTGCGGGAGTTTTTGCGGGGGTGTCGTGACGGCGAGAACAAGGCGCCGAAGGTCGGGCGGAAGCGGTTGCCTCCGCCGACGTTGCGCGGGGTGGCGTGATGCTACCCCAGCTTCTCGGCGAGATTGTTCGGGCACAGGTGGGTGTACCGCTTAAGCATTGCCAGGGTCTTGTGCCCTGTAATGCTCGCCACCTCCATAAGGGACAGGCCGCGCTCGAACAGGCGGCTGGTCGCTTCGTGGCGCATATCGTGCAGGCGGAGGTCTTTGATCTTCGCCGCCTCACACGCCAGCGCGAAATAGTTGCTCACGCTGTCGAGCTTCAAATGAAAGTACCTGCCGCCGTCGATTGGCGTCGGCAATCCCTCCAAGAGCTCCGCCGCCCGCGTTGATAGTGGGACGGACCGGCGCTCGCCGTTCTTCGTGTCTTCGAGGAATGCGACTCTCCCCCTGATTTGATCCTTCCTGAGCATTACCAGTTCTGACCGGCGCATTGCCGTCTCGACTGCCAGCTCGATAATGATCGGCAGCTCGGCATTTACTTCGCCGGCGTGCTTGTACAGTGCCTTCAGTTCGGCAGTGCTCGGGCGACGCTCCCGCTGCTTACTGCCCTTCGGCATCCGAATGGCCGTGCAAGGGTTCTTCAGCCCCTGAATGCCCCAGTCCTTTGCCGCAACCGTATAAAGGTGGCTGATCAGCGCAAGATTCAGGCGGACGGTGGCTGTGGACTTGCCGGCCTTCAGCTCGGCATCACGGTAAGCCGCCATGTCGCTCGAGCGGATCGCGGCCAAGGATTTGCTGGCGTATTCCGACTTCTGCCACTTCTTGGCCCGGACCTTCTCTTGTGCCGACCCCTTCTTCGACTCGCTCACCTCGTTGACGTACCGGGTCAGGGCTTCGTTAAGCGTGGTGCTCTCAGCTTCCCGGGTGTCGACAAATCGCGAGCGCGACATATCCCCCTCGATCTCGGCCGCCCATCGCTGGGCTTCTGCCTTGGTGTCGAAGGTGGCTGAAAGTGTCGGATATCCTTTGCGACGGATCTGGGCGCGCCAGGCGTCACCGCGTTTTTCGTAATAGGCCATTGGCGGATAGTAACGCGTGTCCGGGGGAATGGCACGAGGACCGATTCCCCCATATTTCCCCCAAATACAAAAAAGCCCCGAGGTGGTTAAGCGCTCGGGGCCTTTAAATATGGCGGAGAGATAGGGATTCGAACCCTAGGTACCGGTGAAGGTACAACGGATTTCGAATCCGTCCCATTCGGCCACTCTGGCATCTCTCCAACGGCGCGCATCATAACAGCACAATCGCCGGAAGCGAACCCCCTTTAGCGATTTTTTTCCGTGCTATCAGATGCTTGCGTCGATTAAAGCGGTACGCCCAGACGGTTGGCGACTTCTTCGTAGGCTTCGATGACATCACCGAGGCCCTGACGGAAGCGGTCCTTGTCCATTTTCTTCTT